ATGGAATCAACCTCAATAACCCACGTAGTGCCTATCAAGGCCGGTGGCCACCGCCTTGATAACAAGGCTGTAGAAAGCCTGTATTCACCGTCGGTGAGGTTCTACGAGGAAAGCACCGCCCTCAGTCGTGTGCTGATTGAAGCCCCGTATCTCGCACGTTGCAGCGATAACAAGACCGCTGCGCTGGTCCGTCCCCGCGAATACGCTATCCGCTACCCCTACATGCAGATCAACCGCCCTGGGATGGTGTCGTGGTTGATCTTCGACCTCGATCACACCAACGCCTTGGCGTGGGATGACGCGGGCCTACCGGCGCCGAACCTGATCGTGCGCAATAGGAACAACGGCCACTCCCACCTCTTTTATGCCATACCCCCGGTCTGCACGACCGAGAACGCCCGCGACAAGCCTATTCAGTACATGAAGGCGGTTTACTCTGCGTTCGCGCAGCGCCTGAATGCCGACACCGACTACAACAGCGGGCCGGTGGCCAAGACCCCTGGCCATCCGTGGTGGTCGACCACCGAGCTGCACAACCGCGTCTATGACCTCGGCGAACTGGCCGACTACGTGGAGCTTGAAGTGACGCCCTGGAGGAAGGGGCCAGCGATCGAGGATCTTGCGCACTCCCGGCACGTCATTCTGTTCACCCAGCTGCGTTACTACGCGTACAGCATCGTCAGCCGTGAGCGCGAGCGGGGGACGTTCAGCTCTTTCAACCGCCTGCTGGAAGCCTTTGCGCACAACCACAACACGTTCGCTCGCAATGGCTTCACCGAGGACTTAATGCTGTCCTCGCTGCGGGCCTCCGTCAGGTCCGTCGCCCGCTGGGTGTGGGCGAAGTACTTCGGCAGCTCCCGGTGCTGCCGTGGCGCGATGGCCCTGGACAGCTCGCTGCCCCTGGCCGAACGCCAAAGCCTGGCGGCCAAGCGCACACACCAACTACGCCACAAGGCGACTGAATCCAAGATCCGCGCCGCGTGCATGGGCCTTCGCGAGCGTGGCCAGAAGCTCACGCAAGCCGCAATTGCGGCCCTTGCGGGCATCTCCCGGCAGACGGTGGCCAAGTATGGCCACGTCCTGGTTGCCGCCGCTCGCCCGCTGCCGATCGCTGACCTGGGCGCCGCGCGCCTGGCCAAAGCTGGGCAGTCGATCCGCCCAGCCGCAGGCGTTAAGCATGGTGCACATCAGGTAACAGCCCCGCTAGGGGCGCCGTTGGATCCAATCCTTACAAAGTCTGAAAGTGAAGATTCCTCATAGTGCTGGGGAGTGGTGAGTGACTACCGCCTGAGCCCAGCCCATGAAGCTGATCGACGGCGCCTGAAGCAATTGAACGCGTAGGCAGGTGAGCAATGGACGGAAGAAGCAAGACAGTCGGGGAAAAGCGTTGGCACGACACCGTGGCGGATGTGTGTGGGTGCATCTGCTGCATCTTGGATGGTCGGCCCAGAAACTACGAAGAGCAGGCCTATGTGTCGATTCACCACTGCGATGGCAGGACCAAGAAGCACGCGCACTGGTATGTCCTGCCGCTGTGCGCTGGCCACCACCAGGCGGGTACCGGGCCGCTCAAGACGATGATCGCGGTGCACCCGAACAAAGCCAGGTTCATTGAAGAGTACGCGCGGGAAATTGTGCTGGTTGAAGCGTGCGTGCAGATGGTGGAGCGGGCGGGTCGGGATGTTCCGGTGGAAGTACGGGCGTTGTTGGCCAAGTGGTACGCGAGTCAGCAGTACCAGGAGCACGAGAACAGAGGGGCCGCGTAAACGGGAACGTCATAAAAACATAGAAACGCTATTGTGTTGTTATGCCGTTGTGTCATTATGTCGTAGACGGTTTAACAATTCAGGGCTCAGCCAATGAATCCACCGCAGATTTTGATCATCAGTCGGTTCGCAGCAGGCGTATTGCTCGCCCGGCTCAGGTTCATGTCCTGCCCCCAGGCAATGCACGACACCTTCAATGAGGCTCAAGAGCCCCATTTCAGCGCTCAAGTTTGGGCGTTGGCTGCAACCGAGCTGGTTCAGCAGTTGGACGCAGGGCAGGGGGTGAGCATGGACCGCGTGAATGCGGTGATTCTGGTCGAGGCACTGGAAGGCAGCAGTCTTGGGGCAGCTAACCAAGCAGGGCGGCGGGAAGTTGCTGCGTTATTGGCCAAGCGCCTGGAACCGTACGTAGGGCGCCGGGTGATGCTCGATATCCCCCAAGCCAAGACTGAACCTCACAGCGTGAAGTAAGGAGTAACACCATGTCCGCAGCGCGAAACAAGACATTTGAAGAGGTGCTGACCGAGCAGGTCATCGCGTTTTCTGAGAGCGCTCGCCCCGGCGAAATCATCACCGCCAGCGTTGAACGGCTGTTTACTGACGTCGTAAAGGAAGTGCTGAGCCCACATAGCAGTTTTGGCACCCGGATTAAGGAAGAAATGGCCAACGCGCTGCCGTCGAACATTTCTAACGTGATGGCGCTGCCTCGATATAACGACCTGATTGTCACCGCGCTGAAACAGCACCTTTCAAGCGCTGGGGTCACTGGCGATTTACTCCGTCGCGCTGAACAGGCCATTGATGAGGTGTTACGTGACGAGGTTATTCCTGAGTTTGTGAGCCTCACCGAGCTGCTGGACGCGTTCATTCAAGTGCATCAGGAAAAGGCGGCGGAAAGAGGTTGGTTTGTTCCGCACATCACCCTGATGGAGGGCGGAAGTGCGCGAGCCAGGACAATCCATGTGCTATTCGATGCCGAGCCTGAGATTGCCTACCGGGAGCGCCACGGGCTGCACGAGCGTACCCGTTCCGAAATGGATTATTCCAACAGCCTGAGCGTGCGCATCACCGGCCATACCGATCGAGGTTTTGAGAGCGGTGAGGTGCGCGCGGCAATGTTGGAAGGTCAGCCAATCGGTCGCCATTTCTCAATGACGACGAAGTGGCAAAAGTTGGTCGCCGCCCTCTATTTCGGCGCTTCAAAGCTGATCATCGACTGCAAAGAAGACGATTTTACCTACGGTAACGAGTAACCAACCTGGTGCACCACAGGTTGGTGCGCCCCTTTCTCAAAGGGAGCTTCAAAAATGCCGATTCGACACGCCATAGTGCATCTGATTGATAAAAAACCGGATGGCACGCCTGCGGTACTGCACGCCCGTGATGCCGACCTGGCTGAATCCGCCGCGCTCGACAACATGCTGGCGGACCTCAACGAGAGCTACAACGCCAAGCAAGGCAAGGCTTGGGGATTCTTCCATGCCGAGTCCGGCGCGTACCCGTTCAGTGGGTGGTTGAAAGAGTACCTGACAGGGAAACAGGACTTCACCGGTTTCAGCCGCGAGGCCGTGGAACACCTCCAGCGATTGATGGAAGAGTCAAATCTCTCAACCGGTGGCCACGTACTTTTTGCGCACTATCAACAAGGCATGACCGACTACCTGGCGATCGCTCTTCTGCACCACAGCGAAGGGGTAGCGGTGACCGACGAGCTGGACGTGATGCCCTCGCGCCATCTGGACCTGGGCCAGCTGCACCTGGCGGCGCGCATCAACGTCTCCGAGTGGCAGAGCAACCCCAACTCGAAACAGTACGTGTCCTTTATCAAGGGCAAGAACGGTCGCAAGGTATCGGAGTACTTCCGTGACTTCATTGGCTGCCAGGAAGGCGTCGACGGCCCCGGCGAAACCCGCACCTTGCTCAAGGCGTTCACCGACTTCGTTGAAAGCTTAGACTTGCCCGATGAGTCCGCCCGCGAAAAGACCAAGACCCTGGTGGACTACGCCAGCAGCCAGACTCGCCTGGGCGAGACCATCAGCCTGGAAGAGTTGTCGGGGCTGATTGACGAGGATCGTCCAAAGGCGTTCTACGACCACATCCGCAACAAGGACTACGGCCTGTCACCTGAAATTCCAGCGGACAAACGCACCCTCAACAAATTTCGCCGCTTCACCGGGCGCGCCGAAGGCTTGTCGATCAGCTTCGAAGCACACCTGTTGGGCGACAAGATTGAATTCGATGAAACGGGCGGCACGCTGACTCTTCGCGGTTTGCCCCAGGCATTGACCGACCAACTCAAGCGGGCCAAGGCCTGAACCATCAAAACGCCGCCCTGTAACGGGGGCGGCGCCTGTATTGGAGAACGCCATGAATACTGAATGGAAGCTGGTACCGGTGGTTCCAACCTGGGAAATGCTGTCTGCCAGCGGCTGCACGGACCATCACCAGGGGCAGCACTGCCTGCATCACGAGAACCGCAAACGCATTTGGGCCGCCATGCTCGGTGCGGCCCCTGAGCCAATGCAGGCGTGGGCACGCCCGGTGGCCACCGTTCGCGGGCGTATGGAACCACAGGGCATTTGCTACGACCTGACACGCCAGACAGTCAGTCTGAAGGATGGCGAAGAGGTGAATCTGTACGCCTGGCCAACAGCTGCGGAAGAACTGGCCGCCGTCCTGCGCTGGCGCGGGCTGTACACCACCGCTATCAAAGAACGCAATTGCCTGACTTTGGCGGTTGCCGATCATTTTCGCGTAGACCTGGGCAATGACGCACCCTGGGAGACCGCGCTGCAAGTGCTGGATGGTGACTTCGTCACGCAGTCGGACGCCGATCGGGAGTGTGACCGTCTGCGCGCCCAGTTGGCCGACCTGGTGACGCTGGGCTTCAACATGGTCGGTTCGTCTGGTGCGAAACGTAAGTACCACACCGAACTGCTGACATCCCGCCTTCATGAGTTAAAGGACGCCGTCGCTCCCGTAGCTGGTGCTGCTGTGGAGGGTGCCCGATGAGCGACGTAGTGAATATTCAAATCAAGCAACTGTACCGCTGCGGCGAGTGCCGGGTAATTCACGACGATGAGGACGGCGCCAGGGAATGCTGTATGCCGTCGGTCCACACCATCTACGTGTGTCCTGTGTGCAACAGCCACCAGGATGACCACGAAAAAGCAGTCAGCTGCTGCAACGTCGAAGGCATCAAGTGCCCCCAATGCTACCGCGACTACAGCTCGATATCGGTTCACTACGCCGCCATCAAGATCGCTGGGCACTGCAACACCTGCAATCCGCTGTTCACCATCGATCAACAGTTAGCTGTCCAGGATCTGCACTACCAGCAGACAGGCCAGCGCGTTCACCTGCACGACTAAGCGCAGGAGGCCCAATGAACATAAATATGACACCCGCATTCCCATGGACCTTTGAAGGGCTGACGTTTCGCAATCGTGCCGAGCTTGAAAGGGTCATCGAGCGCTTCGCCCAGGCCGGGCCTCGTGCCCATCTTGCTGCGGCAAACACGCTGCTACGGGAGGCGCTGGCTGAAAGCAAGCTGAGTGCCGACCAGTACACCGAGATCAAGGAAAGGTTGCACCTCTGAGCCCTCTAGCCCAGCAAAACCACGTTCGGGGTTGATCCCTGTTTTTGTCTACCGACGGTTGTTGCCGTAGTACTTCCTCAAGGAATCGCAACATGATGCTCAAGCGAACACTCACCCATTTCCATTTTTGCTGCGGCGTCGGTGGTGGAGCCAAAGGCTTCAACCGTGCAAAGCCCGTCGTCGGTAACGTTCAGGCTGAATGGGAGTGCATCGGCGGCGTTGATGTAGACCCTGCCGGACTGCGTGACTTCGAACGGTTAAGCGGTGTGAAAGGCACCTTGCTTGACTTGTTCACCCGTGATCAATACATCCGCTTCCATGGCAAGGAACCTCCGATGGGTTGGCGCGAGGCGACCCCTGAAGATATTCGCCGCGCAGCAGGCGGACGCAGACCAGACGCGGTATTCATCAGCAGTCCATGCAAGGGCGCGTCGGGTTTATTGTCCGAGTCGATGAGCCTGACACCGAAGTACCAGGCCCTAAACGAACTGACGCTGCGGTGCGTCTGGCTGATGTGCGAAGCCTGGAAGGATGACCCGGTATCGCTGATTGTTTTCGAGAACGTACCGCGCCTGGCTACCCGTGGCCGACACCTGCTGGACCAAATCAACAAGCTGTTGAACCACTACGGTTACGCGGTTGCGGAAACCACGCACGACTGTGGCGTCATCGGTGGCCTGGCGCAAAGCCGCAAGCGCTTTCTGCTGGTGGCCCGCCACATCGAGAAGGTGCCGCCATTCTTGTATGAACCTGAGAAAAAGACCCTCAAGTCTGTCGGATCAATCCTTGGCCGAATGCCTATGGCTGGTGATGTTGTAGCCGCTGGCCCTATGCACCGGGTTCCTGCACTGCAATGGAAAACATGGGTGCGCTTGGCCCTGGTAGAAGCCGGTAAGGACTGGCGATGCCTGAATGATTTAGCGATCGAGGATGGCTACTTGCGCGACCTGGTCATTGTGCCGCGCTACCACGACAACGTGCTGGGTGTAACAGCGTGGGACGACACGGCAGGAGTAGTTGCCGGTGCGAGCAGGCCCATGAACGGCAAATACTCGGTAGCAGACCCACGGGCCAAGGCTGGAGCATTGCAATACCAGCAGTACGGCGTCCGCCGCTGGGATGAAACAAGCGGCGCGGTGATTGGCGTCAAATCGCCCGGACAAGGGACATTCAGCGTTGCGGATCCCCGCGACCCCGGCATTGGGCACGCCAAGTACAACGTGGCCCAGTGGGATGGGATATCGCGCACGGTGATATCCGGTAGTACCACGGGCCAGGGTGCTTTCGCCGTCCAAGACCCGCGCCCAGGCATGAAACGCACCAAGGGCGATGCCTACCTCACTGCCGGGCACTACGGTATTACCGCCTGGAACGATCAGTGCGGCGCCGTTTCCGCCAGCGCTCGCCAGGACAATGGCCGGTGGTCTGTCGCAGATCCGCGCATACCAGAAGCCAATGAGCGCCTTACCTGCGTCATTGAAAGCCTCGACGGCACCTGGCACCGCCCCTTCACCACCTTGGAGCTGGCCGCACTGCAAAGCTTGGTCGAGCCCGAAGAGCTGTTTGAACTGGACGGCCTGAGCGACCAAGCCTGGCGCGAGCGGATCGGAAATGCAGTTCCACCAGCCGCTGCCGAAGCAATAGCCCATGTGATGGGCACCACCCTGCTGCTGGCCGAGGCCGGTGAAACCTTCATGCTCAACAGTATGCCGATTTGGGTTCAGCCTGTGGCAGTCGGCCTGAGCGTGTCGCAACGGGTGCAGTCATGAGCGGACAAGGTGAGCCCCGCAAGGGGTTTGGGTCGAATGGCACCACGTTTCACGTTCACCTGGACGTGCGGGGCGCGCTGCGCGACTTAAAAAAAAGCCAGCTCAAAGGATTGTTTCGCTTTGAGGATGGCCGGGCGTGTACCGCCGAGGAAGCACGGGAGCATCTGTGCGAATGCCTGGCCCAGGGCAAGAACGTTTTGCCGTTCGGGCCGCCCTGTGAGGGCTTCGATTTTGCGGGCGGTGGGTGTCCTGGCCACGACCATGCGGCACCTGCTGACCCATTCACCGCTGTACCAACCCCATCAGCATCACAAGGAGTATGACCATGTTGATTTTAACTCGCCGAGTGGGTGAAACCATCTGCATTGGAAACGACATCACAGTCACTGTATTGGGCGTTCAAGGCTTGCAAGTGCGCTTGGGTGTTAACGCTCCCAAAACGGTGGCCGTGGACAGGGAGGAAATTGCTAAGCGTAAAGCTGATGGAGCGCCTAGCGCAGAGCCGGGGGGGCGCCAATGAGCGAAGTGACGCGATATGCCGTAGAGCGGCCTCAGATGTATTTGCACATTGAAGGCCGAACGCTTGGCACTGAAGAGCGTGTGGTAGTGCTCGCAGCGGACTTTGACACGACAAAGGAAGAACTGACCAAGGTGAAGGCTGGTTACAAGTGGGAAAGCGAACGTGCGGCGCGTCTGCTCGAAACATTGAACGACAGTGAGCAAAGCCTTACCGCAGCCAATGAGCGGGTGGCGGTGCTGGTCACCGCTCTGTCGAGGATTAAGTTTCGCTTGGATGCATTCGTTGAGGCTGATCGCGATATGCCGTCGCCGTCGGTGGAGGTCTGCCAGTCGATTGCGGACGCCGCACTCAAGCCAGCAGAGCGCACCAACACCAGCGGCAAGGCCCATTGCCCGCATGACGGCATATGCCACACCAGTGATGAGACGTGTGCAGAGGCGCATGAGCGTATTGATTCGCTCAGGACGGTAGGGGGTGGTGGCGATGAGCAATAAAGCATTCGGCACCTGCCCTCGCTGCAAGGAATGGGGGCAGCTTTGGAAGGTCACCAAGATGGCTAGGCGTTTCTGGCTGTTTGGCCCGCTCGTTTCACATTCGGAGTGGCGCTGTGATGAATGCGAGTCGAAACCCTAACCCAACTCCCCACCTACTGCTGGTGCCTGCTGGCACTGGCACAACTGATTTGAGGTGATTTATGAGTGTTGAACGAGTTATTGCAGTGCCGGTGACAATCACTGCACAGCAAGAGCGCGACATTCTGCGCTTTCGTGATACGTGCGAAGACGACCAGGGTTACGACGTGCCGAAAGATCGCATGAAGTCACTGGCGCGCCTGGGCCTGATCCGCCCGACAGGCTTTTCCCGCTACGAGATTACCGATGTGGGTGACGCCGTAATTGAGGTTTTGCTGGCTGCGCTGAGGACCAAGCCATGACCAACCAAACGATTGACGGCGTGCCGCGTGATCCATGCCAGTGGACCGACCTGCAAATCCTGGACTTCCTGGGCGTAGCCCTACGCAACGTTGACCTAGTCGGCACAGTGAAACTGAGCGAAATTCGGCAGGGTTTCGAGTACATGCGCAACAAGCAGCAGGCCGCCCAGCCCCAGGGCGACACTGTGCCCGTATCGGCGCACTGGTCTGACTGGTCCATGGTCACGCTCGAAATTGACGGAAGGCACAGGACTTACGTTGAGTGCGGGAAGCCAGAACGAACCCAGAACGAACCGGAGACGCCTGCGTGCAAAACCCCAGGCGGGCTGGAGTGCCCTGGTGACGGCGTAGGCCAGTGCAAGAAGTGCCCAGCCGCCCGGCCCCAGGGTGAGCCGCTTATTCACATCACGCCCGAAGTTCTCGCCCAGTTGCGCGGCGAGCGGAAAATGCAGCCAGGCGGGCTTACCTTCAGCGAATCAAAGCCGCTTGGGAACTGGACTGTGCCGCTCTATACCGAACAACCCGCGTCGGTAGCAGGACTAGAAAAACGGTATGAACGACTGAAAGAGCGTGCCTGGGCCGTTATGCAAGAGGCCATGGAAGGTGCCCACGTGCATCCCTGCGATGAACACAGTGAGGACGCAAAGGTACGCACGCTAGCCCCAATGCACCAAGCGCTGTACGCCTCATTGAAAGCCACTGGTGAGCAGTTTGCGCCGGTAGCAGCAGAAATAATCCCCGCGCCACGGGCACTACTGGAGAGGATCGAGACCCGGATTCCCGAGCACTGCCAGGATTTGACTGATCTGCAAACCCTGCTCAATGCACCATCTGATAACCAGGTGTCCCTATGACCGTCTACGTCGACAACATGAACGCCAATTGTGGGCGCATGAAGATGTGCCACATGCTGGCAGACACCGAGGAAGAGCTGCTGGCGATGGCTGACAAAATCGGCGTCCAACGCCGCTGGCACCAGTACCCCGGCACCATCAAGAGCCACTTCGACATCTGCACCAGCAAACGTGAGAAGGCTGTTGACCTCGGCGCGGTCGAGATTGACTACCCGTCGGGCGTTGCAAAAATCCTGTCTGCCAGGCGGATAAGCCAAGCCACCACACCACCATGCTCCCGATCTGTCGCACAAAGCGGCAAGGAGACCACATGCAGTCAGTAAAGTTATTCCTGATCCTTTTGTGCCTGAGCGCCTATTTGATCGCCACGGCTGTATGGTTTTCCTGGGGGCTGGGGGAAATGCTGGACTCCTATCACATCGTGGGGCCCCTGGTCAGTGCTCTGGCAATCAGCGTTTTTTGGCTGGCTTTCACCGGCTGCGCAATTGCTTACCTGGTCAAGTGGTATGCAGGCGCTGCGAGCAAAAAAGCCGGTTTAGCTCATGTAGGTCCGGTAGGTTTTCTGCATCGACACTTCCGTGACGCCTTGGGTATCCACCTAGGAGCGATCGCATGGAATCAAGATAGCTTGTTCTCGATCCCTGTGTACCTGGATCCACCAGCGGAACCACCTGCTGGTAATTGGTATGCAGCTGAAGACATTGACCGCCACGTTCGCGCCCTAGATGTGCTGATCAACGGTGAAGAGGGTGCATCCCCGCAGGCGAAGCTGTGCGACCTGGTGGCCCAGCTACAGGCCAAACCAGTATTCGGCCTCGATCCAGCAAAAGGCTATGCGCTCGTGCCTACCAAGCCGTCACCAGGGGTTTTGATGAGCATGGCCATACGTTCTGATCACGGGCTTGGTGTGCCTGGCTATTACGACACGGGCCTGATGCTCAAGGAGGGCTTCGGTGTCACCCATGCCCAACGCTTGGAATGCACCCTGTCCGAAATGTGCAAGCTCTATGAAGAGGTTGTAGGCACTGGGTTTTATTCGGTAGAAAAAGAATCTGACTACGTGGCGAAAAGCATGGAGGTGCGCTGATGAACGAGAATATTGAGCTTGGACAGCAGATGTGGAAGGGGTTGCTACTGCCTTTTCAGCAGATGGCTGTGGATCATGGTATTGCCACCACGGCAGAAAAAGCCCAGTTGTGGGCGGGATTCTTGGCCGGGGCCTCTGGTGCAATGTGTGCGGATATAGGGCCCGACAACACCCAGGCGGTGCTAGACCAGATCAAGAAGTCATGCGCCGAGGTGATGCGTAACGAGCTGCGCGTTGTGAAGCCATGACCAGGCGCGTATATCTCGCAGGCTTCGACGTCTTTCGCAGCGATGCTATTAACGGGGCGATTACCTGAAGAGCCTTTGTGCGGCCCAGGGCTTACAGGGGATGTATCCGTTCGACAACCAAGCGCCTGATCACCTCGGGCCAGAAGCAACCGCGCGGATCATTTGCCAGCAGAACCTGCAAATGGTTCGCAGCTGTGACGCGGTACTGGCAAACCTCAACAGCTTTCGGGGGCTGGAGCCGGATTCGGGTACTGCTTTTGAGGTTGGTTTTGCGATCGCCCTGGGCAAACCGGTTTGGGCCTACCTGGATGATGTATCGACGCTGCGCGGCCAGGTTCCCCATGACGATGAGGGGCGGGATATCGGCGGTTATTTCGTTGAAGACTTTGACCTGCCACGTAACTTGATGCTGGCCTGTACCTGGGCAGGGTATAGCCGCACTGCGGAGGAAGCTGCGCCGGCCCTTAAGGCTTACCTGCGGGCTCTGGAGTGAGTAGGGGGCCTATAGTATGGTTGGGTGAATGGATTCACTTGCCCCCACTTCAAAAGGACGGCCCATATGTCAAAAAAGGTATTTGCTGTAGCCATCACCTCTATCTTGGGCCTGTGCGCAGGTATCCAAAGCGCTTCAGCCGGTGTCGGTCTCTTCAAGGATTACACCTTCAACACCCCCATCGACAAGTACACGCGCTCGGCAGGCTATTACGACTGCTCCAACAGTGAGCATACGGGCCGTTGCACGGACAACTTTGAATTCCTGGGTCAGAAATTCACCGTGGCGCTGTTCTTTTTCGATAACCGGCTGGATAGCGTTGCGTTGCTCGCGCCATACAGCCAAGGGCTGTACCAGAAGGTAACCAACACGCTGTCCAAGTCTTTCAACATCATCTCATTGCAGAACGAGAAGTCATTTCTCGACATGGTGACGCTGCGCAATACCGCGACCCAGGATGAGTACGTGAAGAAGTTCATGGCCTTTGAGACCGCAGCGCTTGCCGCTGGTGACTTGACCTATATGTATCTTGAGACCCCGGAAACAGTGGGTTACAAGGATGTAGACGCAATTTTGCAGGCATCGCCGGAAGACGTCAGAACTGCGGCTATCAGGCTGCTAAAGGACGAGACGTCCACCAGCCTGGTGCTGAGATTTGAAGTTCCAAATGTGAACCGCCAGCTTGCAGCACAGCAAGCTGAAGAGACTTTCTGACTATCGCCATAAAAACATAGAATCGCTATTGTTATTTTATGTTGTTATGCCATTATGTCGTCACGAGTGGGCTACATCGGCAGAGCATCAGCTTTGCGCCCACTCAATGAGGGCGTAGAAAATGGGCATTTCGCTGGAAGTAGGCCGGGCATACAAAACTCGCAACGGCGGTACCGTCATCATTGAGCATGAAGACGGTGACGACAGGTATCCGTTCTTTGGGAAAATCGTGAATATGGACGGCTTGAGTGACCGGATCGCCTACTTCACTGCTGCTGGCCGCTACAATTTGTCGGGTGTCAGCGTGTTTGACATTCAAGCAACAGGTTGAGTCTTCGCCACGGAGAACCGTGCAGCTCGCATCGTCGAACTGAAGCGCAACTACGGACTCAATCCCGCACCGCACCCCAAGCCCAGCCCCCGCGCTGGGCCGAGGCCGTAGAGGACTCCGTATCGGCGTCCACCCATCGAAGGATTCGACGATATGGCTGCATCGAGCAAGGCACAACGGTTTCAAGAGGACATGATCCGCTGCCGTGGGATCGAGTTCGCTCGCTTGGGCATGATGGTTGAGGTGGATGGTGATATGGGTACCATCCAGGGCATGAACAGCAGCGCGAATCTGGACGTACTGTTCACCAACCAGCTTAAGCACGGCAAGCACTGCCACAACTGCCACCCGACCTGGAACGTGAAGTACTTCGATGAGAATGGCACCCTCATTGCTCACTTCTCTGAGAACGAATGTGTGCTCCGACCAGAACGGACAGCGGCCTAGGAGAATCGCAACAGGTGCACCAGAGCCCCGCCGTCAACGTGGGGCCAAGTGGCTCGCTCGTGCTGATGCTGCTCGTGAATCAAATTGAAAGGAGGTTTTATGTCAGACAGTCCCATAGAAACGACCCTCGACCGTATCACTACAGCCCTCGGGCTTATCGAGGAAGCGCCCAGTCTCCCTATGGCTGATATGGCTGCTGCGTATGCGAGGGGTTATGTTGATGGTCTGCATTTTGAAGGAACGATCAACGCCAAAGAGGCAGAAGGTCACTTGATTGATATTTCAACACGTCGCCGGAATCAACTGATTAAGCTTGGTGTAGAACTGACCGATTAAGGACGTAAGTGGGGGGTGACGTTATGCAAACGACTGATGAGCCCGAATCCCTGAAGGCCCAAAAGCTAACGGAGCTGCGTGCCGATCTGGCCCGCACCGTGGCTGAGAAGACGTCTGACCTACGCGTATGGCGCCAAGGCCTCATTCATGGCCGGTTGCTGGAGCTTGAGTCGTTCGGGGTGCTGAACCGAAAGGAATGCGCCGCGTTCGCTAAGGAAGTGCAGCAGGCGGTGGATTCGACGTTACTACCATCGAATGACGATTGACCGCTCCACATCAGCAAGGAGTTTCACTGATGCAACCCGAACTGAAAGCCTACCTGGTCGACCTGACCAACGTTATTGCGCATTACAGCCCCGCCGAGGCGCTGGATTACTTCTGTGAGAGCTGCGGCTTCCCTCGGTCTGACTTTGTCCTTGATGACGTTGAGGACGCCACCGATGAACTACTGGATGAGCCAAAAGTGTATCCAGACGGTTCACCGGCAGGGACGCTGCGTGAGGTTCTGGAAGCCGCAACAGGGCCTGAGTACATGTACAAGGGCGGCAGTGACCGTTACGGGACGCTGTCTTGACTGCCTGTAGCAAGGAGACCGCACTATGACTCAGGCCCAACAAGCCCCGACGCTGGCGCAGTGGAAGGCGCTGTATGACGATCAGAGGGCGCTGATCAAGTCCCCTGAGGGCCATCAGTTCGTTCTGATTGAGCTGGCTGAGTCATTGCACGCCCAGGGTGTGATTGATGCTGGTGAGCTGTCTGAGATGCTTGAGAAGGCCGACGCGGCGTATCAGTGGGGTGTCGAGGCGCAGTTGAGCGCTGAGTTGAACGGCCCGGTAGAGCATTGATCCATGACGACATTCACTGATGCCCCAGTAATGGCAGCACTACGCGATGCGTCCTGGCATTCTCGACCGGATACGCGAAGCCCGAAGCGGTACCACATCGTGGTGGATGGTAAGCCTGCGTGCGGTGCCCACATGTTCTTGTGTGAAGGCGAGCCAGCTGAACGAATCCCGGTAAACAGCCGTTGCCAGCGTCCAGGCTGTAAAGGACGGTGGCCAGCATTCATCGAACGCAAAAGGAGCCCGCTATGAACCAGGTGCTGTTTACCGCACAATTTGGTCTGGACGAGCTGCGTATAGAAGTCGCCAATAAAGCTGACCTGGCGTTTACCCTGACGTGCAACACAAGGCACAACGGGAGTATGGCGTGACTGGAGTTGCCGCGGCGCTATCAGAGCGCCCGAGGTGCCAAGCTGGGCGCTGCCAGGATCATGGGAGAGCCGGTCCAGTGGAAAGCCACCGCGTATGAGTGACCTGTAGGAGTTCGAAAAGCGCCCCTTATTCCAAAATCTGGTGCACTAGAGCTTGATTGCACCTTCTGTTCCATTGCGCCACAAAACCTGTAAAGGACACGCCCCAATATGGCGAAGATTGACACTGTTGCGCTGCGGCTCTTCCTCGACCCAGTAAACGAAACTGCCGATGAACACAGAGAGGCTATCAAAGCCCTGGATGGCGTGATGGGGCTATCGGCCAGCCGTCGGGCCAAGGTGGTCAAGGCGTGTACCAAAACCAAGGACGCGCATGTGAACGCCGTGGGCGAGTTGATTGGGGGGTTGAATAAGCTTGTCCAGGACGCTGAAGCCGCCGAACCGGAATGACCTGATCCTGTACTGAAGAGCCCGCCGCGTGCGGGCTTTTTCATGCCCGGAAGTCCCGCAAACACCTGCATTTGAGCCCGCTCCTACGCGATTACATTGGCTGGCGTACCGGTTCGCCTGGAGGCTATGCAGTGAGCGTGTTTGAAGTGGCTGATGAGGCCCGCAGTGATTTTGAGTGTGACCATGAAGGCCCATTTGAGCGCAAGAAGGGCGCCATGGGGCGCGACCTGGACGAATACAAAGACCCGCAGGTACAGCGCGAGTATCTGATATGGCTGCGCGCACGCGGGTCTGTTCGTTCCTGCCACTGCTGTGGCGGTGGTGTTGGCCAGCAGGTTGCGCAATGAGTCGGCGCTGGCTCAGTGAGGCCGACCTGGCCAAGCTGCCCCACGAAATGACCGAGCGCGCCCTGGGCGGCAAACCAGCGAGAAAAAAGCCTATCCCTGAGCACCTACGCATGGAGGGTGTAACCCAGGACAAACCAACCGGTGGCCGCAATGGCATGAAAGCCATGCAGGCGCTGGGGCGTCTGAAAAAGGGTGAGTTGAACAAGACCGAAGAGGCGTATCAGGCACACCTGGAGCTGCGCCGGATGGCTGGTGAGGTGCTGTGGTACCACTTTGAACCGTTCCGGCTTGAGTTGGCACCCAAAACAACCTACAGCCCTGACTTCCTGGTGCAGCTGGCCAGCGGGCACCTGGAAGTGCACGAGGTGAAAGGCGTCTGGATGGATGATGCACGGGTAAAGATCAAGGTCGCGGCCAAAATGTTCCCGGTGTTCAAGTTCATCGCGGTGATGAAGAAGGATGAAGGGAAGGGCAAAGACCCGTCTTGGACCATGGAGGAATTCTGATAGTGCTCGACGTGGCCACGTCCACCGCTCATGAGAGCTATATCAATCACGTGATGGTCTGCTGCCTTTGTCACGCACCTACAAAACGCTATTGTTGTGAAGGTTTTGAACTGCATGACGAATATCTCGCGCAATATCTGATGAGCCAGGATCTTTACACCCGGCGCACGTTTCTGGCCGACCTCGAAACCACTGACCTTGCGCGATGCACGGCATTAAAGGCGCGGATGCTGGTGATTTTTGAAGGTAAAACAGAGGTGGCCCCATAGAAAGTTGGCAATCCGTCCATCGACGTGTGCAAACCTTTTGGGCATTCCGCGCTTGCAGTTGGTACGGGGATACAATTTAATGTCGCCACTGACATCGTGGTCAAAGGTGGCGTGCCGTGCTTGCAAACAGTGATACCCAAGACATACCAGCGGAACAGGCAGGCGAAAGCGCATCCGTGGCCGAACAAACTCAATCTCTTTTTGACGCAGACGAGTGCGGGGAGGGCATGGCCCCCTCGTGCCGGGCGCGGGAAGAAGAGCAGGCACTGCGCGATATCGTCGCGAAACGACTCGTTAGAGCAAGGCGCGCCGCAGGGCTCAAGGATCTTGAGGTGGCTATTCGCCTCGGTCATTCAAACCTGACAATGATCAGCCTGTTTGAGAACGGGCACCGATCGCCAAGCCTCAAAAACCTGCAAATCTTGGCAGACCTCTACAGCGTTACCACCGACTACCTCCTTGGACGCACTGACAACTTGGGCCTGGCGCCCGAGGAAGGTAACCAGGCTCTTATCACGGGCGTGGTCACCGGCGTTTTGAAAGCCTACAACGAAAAATTCTTGAATGGTCTCGCCGCTGTGACCGCGATCGGCATTGAAGGCGCCAGCATGGACCGTGTGCTGCTCAACAAGGTGGCCGATATCGCCAGCGAACTTGACGATTCGATGGGCGTCATCAGGAAGCACCACGGCAAGGCTTTCGAATCCATGCGCGGCGGAAGCAAGTTGCTGCGCCTTGTTTCGGAGCTTTCTGGTTCGGTGTCTTCCCGAATTACAAGCAAACAGCACGAAAAAGCCCTAATTGAATACGATCATCCTGTGTGCACGGTGCAGCAGGTTTCAGAGGCTGTTCAACAAGCGCTGTTTGTTGATTAACACCGGCAGCAAGCCAGCTACCCGGCCTTAGGGTAGCCATGCCGGGCTGTCGTGCGCTAGGTACTGGGCAAGGGGTTGTTCACGCGGCTTCCGAGCTTATGGGGTCTCTCGACAGGGGGGCTTCATCAGGTATTCGACGTTGGATAACGGTCAAAACTGGGGAAGTGGTTTCGACGCCATTGCAGCGCTTGCCGTAGCGTCCCCTATACGGTCCAGGGAAGCCCGCTAACGCGGGCTGTTCCTTCAAGATTCCGGCCTGCGCAAGCGGGCTTTTTTTGCGCCAGACGCGCAGAAAGTTGCGGTTTTAACGTGGCTGATAGCCAAGAAACTTTGCAATAAGGTTGGTGACAGTGGCACGAAAGAAAAGCGCCGAGACCGGGATGCCGCCTAAGTCCGCCGAGGATAGTCAATCCCCGGACAAGCCCGCCCGTAAAAGGATTACACCCCCTAAACCTCCGGCCAAAAAACCAGAGGTTAAGGTGGCAAACGGTCGTGTTGAAAAAAGCATATCTCCCGCAGCGTCTAAAAAGGCCCCCGTCAGGGCAAAGACTGCTGCTCGCTCGCCTGCCAAACCAGCACAGGTACCAGAGAAAAAGCCGCGCTCAAAAACTGGTGGAGCCGCTGGAAAGGTGCGTGTTCCGAAAGAAGTCAGACTGACCAAAAAAGAGCACGAAGCCTTGCAGGCCGGGTGTTTGTACGGCCTGGACGAACGCCAGGCTAAGTTCATCGACCTGTGGTTGGTCACCCAAAACGCCACGCGGTCATACCAGGATGCAGGTTTTGAGTGCAAGAACGATGCAGTAGCAGCGGCGGCGGCCAGCAGGCTGTTAAGAAAGGTTAGGGAGCATCCCTACACCCAGGCCAAGCGTGCCGAGCTGTTCGCCAAGACAGAAGAAATCACCAACCGGGTAATTGAGCGCGTCTACGGCGCCGCGATGGCTGACCCGCGTGAACTGGCCGAGGTGGTCTACAAGTGCTGCCGCTACTGCCATGGAGTGGGCCACGAATACCAGATGACTCCGCGAGAGATGAAAGAGCGGGAAGCGCGGTATGAACAGGCAGTGGCAGAAGCGAAGAAAGAGCGGAAAAAGCCCCCCGAATTCAACCCCCTGGGCGGTATCGGCTTCGACCTTACCCAGGATCCTCACCCGGAGTGCCCTGAGTGCAACGGCGTGGGTGTGCGGGTCGAGATCATTAACGACACCCGATACCTCTCACCTGGTGCGCTCGCTCTGTATGGCGGCTGGAAGGTGACAAAGGAGGGCGGTGCAGAGGTCAAGATTGCGGACCAGAGACCTTACCTGGAGCTGCTGGGCCGAATCTTCAATATGAACATCGAGCCTGCGGCCCCTCTCGTGGCCGTGGTGGACATGAATGCGCTGGACGAGGCCTACCGCAAGGGCTTGGAGAAAACCCAGGCCCAGCGTGACGCCATGGCTGAGCGCGCCGCTGCAATCGCGGCACTGAGTGATGGCGGTGAGGAATGACGCTCAACGCCGATCGCGAACCAACCCCCGACAACATCCGCCAAGCCAGGAAGAACCGTGGCCTGAGCGAGAGCGCAGCCGGTGAACTGATCTACGTGAGCCGCGAGTCGTGGCGCCTGTACGAAAAGGGCACCACCAAAATCAAGCTGGGGCTGTGGGAGCTGTTCCTGTTCAAAACAGGGCAAATCTGGCTCAAGCCTGTTGTGGAACCGCGACCCAAGGCCAAGCGGCGTGGGCGCGTCGAAAACTTAAGGCCGTTCCGGGCCAACTCGTTAGGAGCTGACTGATGCAGAACAAACCGAAACCGAAAGGGCAGGCGCACGACGACGACCTACTGCTGGCCAGCAACGTGTCAGCGTTCAAACAGTGGCTGATCGCCCAGGACATTGCCGTGCAGGAACCCGTGGTGGCTCACAAGGCGCGCGGAGTGCATTACTGGGTAGATATCCCTGGTTGCAAGCCTGTATCAGTCCAGGAGGGCACTGCACGCAAAGCCCGGTACGCACAAACGCACTACCGCCTGCGCCCGTTGCTGAACAGCTTCCTTACTTCGCCCATGGCCAGTGCCATCAAGGCAATCGTACGCACGAAGACGCCAAGCCCGGTAATGACGGTAGTTGACCGCAAGGTTCAGCCAGTCGCGGCGGCCAACTCCGATGCCTCGACTGGGGCAGATATCGCGTCCAACAATCCTGAGGCCGTCCAACCGACTGGCAAGGCCATACACGTCAAGCCCCTGGACAAGTTCCTGGTGGACCTGCGCGATGACTTCGCCATCAGCTGCCCACTGAAGGTCAGGGGCGATGAAAGCATGGCCTCCTTTGCTAATCGCCGCTGGGAGTACGCCCAAGCAATGCTAGACGCGCGCCCACAGTAGTCCGGGGATACGCGGGGACCGAACGCGAATGCTGTGCCGATTTTGTGGAAGTGATCGAGTCATCTGGCGGCGGCCTCGGAGGGGCCCCGCCTACACCTATTGCCGTGACTGCAAGCGCCGCAACTGTGAGGCCATCGCCCACCAGCTGCCGCACGGTGACAACGAATGCGACCGGGCCCAACTGCGGCTCAATGTTTAGGGGATGCATATGCAACTTTCAGGAAGGTGCGGGCCATGACCTTGTTCTATCGCCGCGAAGACTTTGAACGCGCTTGTCGACACGCGGGTATCAGTGACCTGGCCTTTAGCGCCGAAACAGGTGAGTACCAGAACCCCCACACACATAAGGCATACCTGGTGTGGGAATCGCTGGCGCAGACCAAGCAGGCCAGCGCCGGGCCAAAAGTGTGGCTGACGCGCCGCAGGGGTAAGGATCAAGGCATTGCGGTCACTCGACCCTATTCCACCACCACGCCTTCCGAGTGGGCGCGCATGGACGCCATGGGCTGGGAACAACCGTTGGCGCTCTGGCCAGCGATGCCGATTACCAGCGCCAGTGAAAACGCTGTCCTGGTCGAGCGTCAACGGCAGAAGTCGGTCAAGGGCTACTCCCCTGAACTCGACCTGCGATATGGCAACGACGAGCTACTACGCGCGGCAGCGGCCTATGCACTGCAATGGTTGGCGCCGAGCCAGGCACGGGCGATCTGGCCGTGGCCGGACTCCCCCATGAAAAGCGTGTCACGCCTGAGGGCGATCGAGAAGGCTGGTGCGCTGCTGATCGCCGATCACGAGCGCGTGATGGCGGTGGACGCATGAAAACCAAAGCACCCGTTGTAATCGACTTGGCCCAACTACAGGCGCGCCTCCACACAAAGCGGGCAGATCCAGTTTTTCACGATGATCCGCGCTACGCAGAGTTTCGCGAGCGTTACGGCGCCGATCTTTGCGCATTCGCTGAAGAGGTGTTTGGCGTAGAGCTGGATCCTGAAACGCGCAAGGCCTACCTCAATGCAAGTAAGCCTGGTACCCGCATGGTGCTGTCCGATGTTCTCGACATGCGTGAGGCCCGGTTCCCACCGGTTGCGCTGTGGGCAATGCTCTTTCATCCGTGCAATGAAGTGGTGGTTATTGCGCCGAGGAATGAACTGCACCGATGCCACTGGCGCGCCTACATGAAGGTTGCGAAAGGCGCCCATGGCTGGCTTGGGAAGCACCTGCGCATTACACAGTCGGGTATTCGAACAGAGGCTGGTTACCTGGGGCCGAGAATTTCGTTCAGGACCGCGACCAACCATTCACCGGAAAACCTGGCGGGCATGTCCGGTCATCAAATGTTGTTTCTGGTCGAGGGTGCAGCGCGGATCGGCGACCAATGCATTCAGGTACTTCACGCCAGCCTTCGAGAGCCAATGGTTTCCGAGGTGCTGGCGCTTTCGTGCTTCACAGTCGTGCAAACCAGCCCGCAGGTCGCGCACTAACGCACTTTAGAGTTATGGGGCCGGTCCACCGGCCCTTTTTGTGTTTAGGGAACCCATGGCCAAGCCAAAGCCCAAAAGTCTGCGCCTAGAATCAGACCCGAGGTGGCCAGCTTTCATCGAACGTTACGCCTTCGACCTGTACAAGTTCGCCGTCGAAGCGTGCCTGATGGATGTCACCCCGCAGCAGAAAGAACTCTTCGACGAGACGTCCGTTTTTGGCTGTCGCGTCTCGGTGTCGTCTGGCCACGGTACCGGCAAGACTCGCGGCTTTGGTGTGACCTGCCTGTGGCACCTGCTCAGTTACCTGCACTCAAACACCTATGTGACGGCGCCCAAGCTCAAGACCGTACGGGAGGGCGTGTGGAAAGAGATCACCACGATTCTGGCGCAAATCCGTAAGGGGCCCCACGCTTGGATCGCTGACTACGTAGTGATTCAGGCCGAGAAGGTCTATGTAGTCGGTCACAGCGCCACCTGGTACGTCACCACACGCACCGCCCCGCGCGGCTCACCTGAAAATCTGGCCGGTACCCACGGCGAGTACCTGTTGTGGCTGGCGGACGAAGCGTCAGGCATTCCAGACGAAAACTTTGGCGTGATCGGTGGCGCCCTTACAGATGACCGCAACCGCTTCGTCATGGCCAGCCAGCCAACCCGATCCAGCGGCTTCTTTTGGGATACGCATCACGGGCAGTCGATCAAACGGGGCGGGCCTTGGGTACCGCTGGTATTCAACTCGGAAGAGAGCCCAATTGTCTCCCTCAAGTTCATCAGGGAGAAGCGCCAGCAGTACGGCGGTGTCGGCGAAGCGGAGTATCAAATCAAGGTGAAGGGGATGTTCCCTACCAACTTGAGCAAATACCTGCTGAACACGACGCTGCTTGAGCGCGCTATTGCGGCTCAAAGTCCAATCCTGCCAGGTGAAGAGTGGGGCCACCTCATCGTTGTCGACGTCGCCGCTGGCGTTGGGCGTGACAAGACTGTGGCCACGCACATGCGCGTAAGCGGTAAAGGCGATCGGATGCTCAACGAGCGGCGCCGGAAAGTTGAAGTGGTCGACATCCCGATCTATAGCTCCACCGAGGACTGGACGCCGCTGGCGGTCAAGTTGCGCGACTACGCCATGCGCTTGCCCAACGTCACCATAGTGATCGACGTAAGCGCCATGGGCGTGCAGTTCATGAAGCGTCTCCAGGAGCTGCAAGAGGGCAGCATGATCATCCAGGGCGTGCAGTGGGGCGCTCGTCCGCACTCAAACGAATACCGCAAGCGATTCCTTAACCAGAGGGCGCAATGCACCGTGCACGCCACAGAGGCGATCAAAGACGGCGTGGTCAAGCTGGCGAAGAAGCATCAGCGCGACCTGATCGACCAAGGCTCACGCCTGCCGTACTCCTTCGACGATCAGGGGCGCTACAAGATCGCCACCAAGGAAAGCATGGAAGCCGACGGGCTTTCATCCCCGGACCTTTTTGACACCATCTGCATGGCGTTTCTTGAGGACGTCAATTACATCGCGTGCAGCGAGCAGAGCGCGATGGTGAAGACATCTCGCGCTGAAGCGACCCTGAAAAAAGCCATGTCCAGATTTGATAACGTCGCATAAATATAGTTTTTTATGTATTAATCTGTATATTCGGACATGGCCGAACAATTAAACCCCGCAATTCTGGCCATAACCATCGGTTAAGCGCAAATAGAATGTACGGGGATCGTTTGAGGGGCTTGGTATGGAACTGCGTCGTTACACAAAGAACTATCACGAGAAACCAGAGACGGTGAGCGCCTACGCGTTCGTTGCCTTTTGGGCGGATGACAAATACATCCATGGCCTGGACCGAGAGGGCGAGGTTTGGCTACTGAAGGGTGGTCACACGCTCAAAGAGATCGAGGCCAACACGGCGGGGCTTGCCCGGATTCACCGACGCGCCATCATTCGACTGGACGCCATTGCCCACTTGGTAACGCGAACCCCGCCAGGTGGGAGTTTTAGCGCTTACTGCATGGTCGGCGGCGAAGAATTCAAGGTCTCCCGCAAGTGCAGGCCAACCATTCAGGCGCTACATGCCGCCCACGTTTCAAAGGGGGCCGCATGACACACAGCCGACACGAAGAGAATTTGGCCTACCTGGCTAGGATGGGGCGCCTGAGCAAGACCAAGAAGGCCAACGAGCGCGATGGGTACACCAGCTTTTATGAGAAGAAAGGCCGCCCGGCTGGCGTTTCGTTGAAGCCAACCGACGTTCCGTCGCTGGTGGCTACAGCCCTGTCCAGCGGTGGCCCGATCAAAACCGGTGAAGCCTTTGAGCACCTGTTATCGGTGGTGTGTGACAGTTCCCGGTTCTATGCCTACCACTTCATCATCGCGGCTTCACGCGGTACCGGTGGATGCCGAGCGATTCTATTGAGCGCCCGCACGCTGAATGGCCCCTGCCAGTCCCGCGCAGCAACCTTGGCCTACGCCACGAAACTGGTTGAGTATGCTGGTGCGTTGGGTTCGCCTCGGGTGATGATCGACGAGACGTCACATTGTTGCTTCCTGGCCCAGGCACTTAACCATGGCGTGCCCAACAACCTGGTATGGGCGGACGCGCGCGTGCAGTGGCCACCTACCGATGAGGCGTTAAGGACACAGTACCTGGACAACTATGCCTTGGGGTTTGACCGCTACCGACAGGCGCTGGCCACCAACTCGGTGAAGCTCCCCGAAATGGATTTGCTGGCAGACCAGGTAAAGGCCATGGCACCACGGTTGGATGCAGAAGGGCGGATGACCCTCAACAGCCCTGGCGACAAGATGGAGCGTGAGCTGAACGCCCTATGCCTGCTGTACCTGGACGTGGCAAGCGCTCATCTGATGGTGCCAGGCTCGCGGGTTGAGCCTGGCCAGGCATTCGCGCGGCCTCCCGGAGACCGGTATTCAGCAAGACTTGACCATGTTTGATAACAGTTATTAAGTCAGCTATTCTGAATGCACGGTTATCTGGAGATAAAAAACATGATTAGTGCCGATCTTGGCAAGTCGCTTGAAAACTATGTGACGCAACTCACCGAGTCCGGTCGCTACGGCTCGAAAAGCGAAGTCCTGCGTGAAGGTGTACGGTTGGTCCAGGATCGTGAAACCCGCCTGGCGGCTTTGGACGCCTCAATCGCTCGCGGCCTGGGCGATATCGAAGCGGGCCGCACCAAGCCTGCGGCAGAGGTCTTTGACCGACTGGCAGCAAGATACGAGGCGATGGTTGATAAGCCCGAATGATCGTCCACATCACAGATGAAGCTGTAGGCGATCTTGAGCAAATCGGCGACTACATCGCCCAGGACAATCCACGCCGTGCGTTGTCGTTCGTCCTTGAGCTGCGTGACAAGTGCCTGAGCTTGGCCAGCACCTACCAATCCTTCCCCCTCATTGCCCGCTACGGCCTACGCCGCAGGATCCATGGCAATTATGCGATCTTCTACCAGGTGGAAGCTGATCGCGTTGTTGTCGTGCACGTCCTTCATGGTGCGATGGATCACGCGTCGATCTTTCTCGACTCTGAATAAGCCCCACTGCGCTGTCTAATGGCTCAAAAGGATGGTTCTTTTATAGGTGGCTCATTTAAGTTAGCCATTCTCTAAATGAGCCAACCCTGATATGGTTGGGTCTTTAGGGTATACCCAAAGGAGCCAGGCTATGACCCCCACCAACGTTGCGCGGGTTTATCTGCGTGTCAGCACCGAAGGCCAGGACTTGCAGCGACAGGAAGCGATAATCGGCGACGCACGAAACTCGGGCTATTACGTGGCGGCGGTCTATCGTGAAAAAGCGTCAGGCGCACGCCCCGACCGTCCCGAACTGCTGCGCATGATCGAGGATCTACAACCGGGCGAAGTTGTCATTGCGGAAAAGATTGACCGCATCAGCCGTCTGCCGTTGGCGGAAGCGGAAAAGCTCGTTGAGACAATTCGGGCCAAAGGCGCGCGTCTGGCTGTACCGGGTATCGTTGACCTGTCTGAGTTGGCAGAAGCGTCGAGTGGGGTCGCCAAGGTGGTTATACAGAGCGTGCAGGAGATGCTGTTGCGCGTGGCCCTGCAAATGGCGCGCGATGATTTTGAGGATCGCCGTGAGCGGCAGCGTCAGGGCATCGACCTGGCCAAGGGCGCAGGGCGCTACCTTGGACGTAAGCCAGACACAAAAATGCACGAGCGCGTTATTGCGCATAAGCGTAACGGTACCAGCATTGCGGAAACCGCAAGACTGGCCGACTGTAGCGTCAGCCAGGTTAAGCGCATCTGGGCCCAGTACACGGCCAACACAAGTTCCGCTCCGCAACTCCTCACACACCAATAGGAAAGGAACCCCGGCTATGCCGACCTATACCGACCAAGAAAAAACGCTGTACCTGAATCAAGCCCGGCGCAAGGTGCTGGCCATCGCCAAGGCGAATCGGAAGTACATCGACCGCACCGAGGAACATGCCCGCGCCTATGCCGAGGCGCTGTATGACGTGGCCGCCATCACCGAAACAGAGCGCTTGACGCTGTTGGATGATGCCCGCGAGGCCGCCGAAGCCCGCGTGCGTGAATTCAGAGCCGCCGAACAGGCCTAACCGAAAGGAACCCCCGCCGTCATGAGCAAATCCCCGATTCCTCGACCGGCGCCGCTGGCCGAACTTGAGCCTGGCGAGGACCTGGCCGCGTTGCGCCTGGATGCCGAGCGGTGGCGGTGGCTGCGTGAGCGGGCTGTGCGGATCCAGGGGAGCTACGTGTGGTATCAGGGTATCTATCTGGACCTGCGGGCCGATATCGGATTGGGCCATGTCCGGGAAGACAGCGAGCCACAATGAAGCGCCGCGTTACCATCACGTACTTGAACCGAAAGGAACCCCCGCCATGCCGATTGATCCCCAGGCGGCGCCGCTGAATGCCGACCAAACCCGTGACCTGCAAGCGGCTGCCGTTGAGGCGCTGGCCGTGTTGCGCGACTTGCTGCGTGATCGAGCGACCGGCAATCACTACAGCCGTGTAAATGCCGCGTGCTGGAAGTTGTCGACCGCCCTGGAACAAGTGGTAGCCGATGACGTGCCGGGGAATGGCGCAAGTCCCGGCGCCGAAGGGTAGGCCGCTGTATTACCAATAACGAACCGAAAGGAACCCCCGCCATGAGTGTCCAAGTGAAAACCGCCAAGCTAGACCGATTCTCCCATGGTGTGCTGTATGCCGCCGCCCAGGTACAGCGTCTGCACGATGAGCCGCAAGTTGCAGCCGATCTGCTGAAAAACGCCGGGCTCGCCCAGGTCGATTGCAGCAGCTTGGACGAGTACGACAAAGAGTCATTGCGCGAAGTGAACAAGATCCGTGGAATGGGGCTGACCGGATTGGGCGAAGCTGCCGAGGGCGAGTGAGCCCGCCGCGCTACCAATAACGTGACCTAGGTTAAATCGGGGGGCACAGCCAGGCCGGCGGCGGTGCCCTTTTCTACCGCCTGGCGCCCCTTTGACTGGATTTATCGCAGTCTGCCCCATCCTCTTCAAAAATAGCTGGTGCGCTACGAAGACTCTCGGCCCACTATCAAATGGTAGTGGTTCGCGTTATCATTGATGCAAATATATGCACAAATGCATAAATTGCATTGACGCCTAACCTGTACGTTTGTACAGTGTTTGAGTGCCTACGACCTACGCACACCGATTGGACAAAAAATTTATGACTCTAAAGAAATGGAGAACGCATCATGTTGAAAATTGGAGACACGTTTTACCTTACCGCACCAGTGGTAATTAATACGGATGAATACAAACCACAAACGTTCGGAGGTGGCGGCAGCGGCGACGGAAGTATAGGTAATAGCCGTCTAGGAGCATTAATCAGTGCTGCGACGCGTGCGCATATTCTGAATACTTTCCCTGCCAAAATTGCTAAAGACGTTAAAGATCAAGAGAGCAATATTGTTACTAAACTGCAAACGCTGCCACAAACGTTAGATGATAGCATTGCTGCTCTTACCCAACAAAACCCGGCTCATAATACAGCCGATACTGCCAAACAGCTCGAAAATTATGTTACGGCCAATAATCTCCTTCTCACCCAAAAAACACAGGAGTACAGCCAACAAAAAACGATTGCAGATTCGTATTATTATGGACGGGACTTTTTTAGCTATCCCACCAATCGATTCATCTCGCTTGCCATTAGCAATGGCATGGTTAATATGAGTCCTGATGTACACTATAAAAAATGGTTTACTTCGTTGCAGGCAGCGTATAACGCGAAATATATCCAATACCAAATCGACTATTTGACTAAAACTAAAGCGTGGTTGCAGGGGTTGACTCCAGAGATGTTAAGCGCTGAGGCGCTGCGCTTACAAGAAGCAGAGCGGCGTGCAGCGAATAAGCAGGTTCCGTCAATTCCAGCCGGCGTTTCTTTGGATGAAAACATGAGGATCTCTAAGGCTACGCGAGATTCAGCAAAGCTGGTTATAGGTGGTGAAAACGCATTTGTTTATGGTGTTTTTTACACCAAAGTTAGAAATGGCGGTGAATGGGATTATAAACAGCGAGGCCGCCAATTCGAAGAGTTTGGGAATTTCAACTACGGCGCCACTGGCACAGCAGCGGGAATTCCGGAGCAAATCCTGCTGCGTGCCGCAGGCGCGGCGCAAAGTCAAGCGGGCACGTCGGAAGCGGATTTTGGTAAGTGGTGGAAAGAAACTCCGTATGGGGATGACAGGGTAGATCAGGTCTGGATTAAAGCAGGCATTGAACACGCTAAGACCAAAGGGTACTGAGGTTTTTAAATCTGTTAAAAAACACGCGTTGACGCTACAGACAAGCCCTGTAAAATGGGCTTGTTATTATCAATGCGCTCATTGAATACGCTCTAGGGGAATTTTTATGAAACGATGGTTTCAAGGCTTATGCAACCTTGTTTTGGTTGGCTGCCTCGTTTACTTCGGTATAAGCTGGACAAGCTCACCATCCGCAGCTAATTTAGATGAAATTGTTTATAAACACCCCCTTGGTAATGGTAATTCGCTTTATGGAGCGCGCGACAATCGCGGGGGAGCGACGGTCGGGTTTTCCTATCGTTACTATATTTCCAAGCAGACTGATACTGATGAACAAGCGCTAGCTTTGTTAAATGAAAAGCCTCCATTTTTAATAACGAAAGATCCCGAGGTGTCCGCTAAAGTTGTAGATGGCGCACTCCATCTGTCCATTCGCGGAAGAGTTTATGATTTCAGTAATTACACGCTGAATAGCATTAAGGATTCCGGTGATATTAAAGTCATTATAGGGCTATAAAAATCACGGCGTGAATGCCTTGCCACATCGGGCGGCACCTAGCTACAGGAGAATGTTCACCTGGCGCAAGAGCGCGCGGAGGGCTTTGTGGAAGGCGTTGGCGCAACGGGAGCATTGACCCAAGCTACCGTCGAGACGCTGACCATCGTGCTGGATGATGCCACCACCGCACGAGAGTTAACGCTGGAGAGCTAAGCCGTCTATGCGCCTTGCGCTTTGGCGGCCCGGTCCACGCCTTCGGCCAGGATTTGTGCGGAGGTGCTGAGTGCGCTGTAGAGTTTTCCCAGCTCCAGTTCGGGAGTGCTGGACGTCGTGCGCTGGTATTCGGCGTACAACCGGCGAAAGTCACGCAGCGTGTCCAACTCGTGTGGGGTTAGGTCAAGGATGATGCGCATGGCCAAGCCTCGCAATGGGTGTGAGAGCAGTCAGTGTTGCCCGTCGTAGCGCAATAAACAAATCCCCCGCGCACTCGAAAGCATGCAAAGCGCGCCCACGGCGCCGATAGCACCGCCGGGATAATTTGCCCATGTCCTATGAGGGTGAGCAATGATTCCCGAAGCCAGGTTCTATCTGGAGGTGCGTAAGTTCGCACTAACAGAACCATCCTACTCGTCCCGCCGCCAGGTCGTGCGCAGCTTCCCCAGCGAGCGCTATCACCTGCCCATGCTGGCGTTGAGGGTGTATGACGATGCTACCGAGGTTCTGGCCATCCAAGCCGCTGCGGGCCTGTCTACAGTCGATTCTGAACTGGTAGAGCAGGACGTGGTGCTGCCTACTAGGGAACATCTGGCTTACCTCAAGCAAAAGGCAGGTCTCACCACCGCCGTGAGGTCCGTTCGCTGATGGCTGTCCGGAAGAAAAAACGTAGTGCTGTTGTAGCACCGGCTAATAGGGCGGTTTCCGACGCGCGCAAACGTTTTGAGGCAGACCGCGCCCGCAGGATCGGTGACCAGGACAGGATCCTGTCTGCCGACGACATGGCGGGGCTGTATGACCCAAAACGAGGGCTGTTCACTACCCTGGGCGGGCAATTCCGAGTCGTCACTACCGACGACTTATTGGCATTCCGCGCGGCGGTTAATGACATCCAGCGGCGCCACGGTCAGCGCGAAGGTAACGTGCCGGTGGTGGGCGCCAGCGGCGGGATCCTGGCCAAGCAAGTGATCAACCTTTCGGCGCCGGAAGATCGGCAACGGGCAACACGAGAGATTCACACCGTCATTCCCGTGAGCAAGCAGGGCGGCGTGGTGCACATCACTACAAACTCCGGCCCAGGTTCGGACGTGGCCCGCCACCACGTCAAAGTCCAGTTTCTAGAGTACGACAAGGTTCTGGCCGACGGCACGACGTCCCTTGAGGCTGCCAAGCGAATGCTGGCGGGCAAGCTGAAGTTTGACTGCGACTGCGGACGACACACGTTCTGGTACCGGTACATCGCCAGTATCGGGAACTTCAACTACGGACGGCCTGAGGACGGTTTCCCCAGGGTGCGTAACCCCACCATGCGGGGCATTGCGTGCAAGCACGTCATCCGGGTCATGGCCACCATCACCGCAGGCGCGACCTTCAATCTGTTCGCCAAGAACATGATTGAAACAGGCCGCAAAACTTTGAGCGGCAAACAGGTCGCGGTATCTGTTGCGGAACAACAGAAATTCGTAGAAAACGTGCTCAAGGAAAGAAAGAAGTCCAAGCGGGGCGCAGTAATCAAGACTACGGATGAACTGAGGGAACAGCGCAAGGCCCAGCCGTCGTACCAGCGCCAGATTCAAGCCCGCAAGGAGGCCAACGAGTTGGCCCGCAACTCGAAAGCTGCCAAAGTCATACGCTCGACATCATCCCCGCAGCACCAGGCCCTAAGCGCAATGATGAAAGCCCAGGGCTTCACTGATATTCAGATCGCCGCCGCACTTAAAGCCGTGGCAAAGGCATAGGGAACCGACATGCTCAACAACGTGGCGATCCAGATCAACCGGGCAAATCGACAACGCACGCTGCGTGAGCCCAATTCCATCCCGTGTGTACTGTTCACCAAGAAGGTCACACGGGTCAGTGATGATCAGACCTATGACGGTGCCCCCACTATTGGTGGCCTGGGCATCATGAGTGATGAAGACGAAGCCGAATATGAGTGGGTGGAAGCGTGCGAGGCGATGCTCAATTTTTCGCAAAGCTATGCGGCTTCCGTGGGTAACACCTCCGACGATGACAGCCGCCTCGACTACGCAGAAGGCATGATTGAGGCGTCTATAGAGCCCCTTGCAGAGCCCGGTACCGCAGAGTACGTGCAGCCAGACAAACGTATGCTGATCGCACTACTTATGGGCGAGGGGATAATCATCAATTTTGAGATTGTCGACGTGACCGGCTCCGTCAACATCCCACCCTACACCCGCAAATACCTTCTCAATCTGCGCCCTGACGAAGCAATGAGCGAAGCCCTGGGTCTCGACGACTACTAAGAAAGGGGCAAACCCTCGGCCAGCCGGGGGTTCTGGCGTCTGTACGCTTAAGGTTAATCCAAGCCTTAGTGTGTACGTGAATGGCTAATTCAACTGATCAGAAACAGGGCCTGCTGGCGCGCTTGGCCAACGGTACCCGAAAGGCTGCTGACTTGATCTTGGGCGGCGAACTCTCTGACATGACGCCCGGCCAGGCAGCCGACCAGGCGAATCACAGGCTTGATGCCGTGCCAACGTTCGATGCCGAATACGTTGGCATGGAAATGATGCTGGGTAACTCTGGCAAGCCGATGCGCACGCGTTCGCAGATTTACATCAAGTACCACTTCATGATGCAGGAAGGGCTCATTTCCACGGCCCTGCGTAACAACGTCCAAATGGCGCTGGGCGGACACGAAACCACTGGCGAAACGATTTTTATCGAGCCCAAGCCAAAGATCAGCAGCGCCGACAAAAAAATGGTCGCCGACCTGGCGGGCGTGCTCAAGATGCTGAATGACAGCGCTCACTCCATGTCCTTCAACGCAGCAGGCTTCGGTGACGGGTATGCACGCGCGTACACGGTACCCAAAAAAGGGGTTATCGCCCTCGACCACGAAACTATGTTCCCGCCACTGATACAGCCATATGAAGAGCTTGGTCGCACCGTCGGTTATGTAGTGAATGTGGGCGAAAAGGGCACGAGCCGCATGAGTCATCTGGATATCGTGCGCATGAAAATGCCGCGCATGTTGATGTTGCCGCAGATGAAGGCCATCGAAAATGCCCAAAAAATCAACCTGGAGGCGAAAGACCTCACACGCATAGTGCCGCTCCCAGCACTTGTGGGTGGCTCGCTACTGGAAGCGGCGGAGCACGATTTCGACAACCTTTACGCTGCCTTGCGTGGCCTAGTGGGTCAACGTATTTCAAGCTCAATCGAAGAGGTTCTGTTGGCTCTGGACCTATCCGACACAACCAAGGAACAACGAAAACGCATTATCGAGAACACATCCAAGATGATTCTCGCGATGAAGGAGCGGGCCGAAAGGCAAATCAGTGAGGGTGTCTACTCGACAGCGCGAAACTTCAACATCATGCCGGTGTGGAGCCAAAAGCAACTGACCCAGGTAAGTAGCCTCGCGTCAGGCGCCAGTGGCCAGAACTTGAACGTCGAGGACGTGCTCTTTCATGCCAAGAAGCTGGCGGGCACCCTCGGTACCGACATTTCCATGCTGGGTTTCGCCGATCAGTTATCAGGTGGCCTGGGCGATGGCGGGTTCAACCGCACCAGCAGCCAAGGTGCCGAACGGGCCAGGATGCTGCGTACCAGCTACACCAAGATGGCCAATGACCTTATCGACCGCCACATGCTGGCCAAGTACGGTTTCTGCTGGCCTGACGCAGAGCGCCCCTACACCATCAACTTCTATGGCTCGATCGCCGCGCTTGAGGCTGAAAAGCAGCTCAGCTCCGAACGCGCCATGAACAAGGCCGCCATCCTGGTCCAGGTGCTGGCGCAAATGCGCGACGTGGGCATGTCGGAAGAAACCAACGCTTTCATGCTGGCCAAGACGGCAGAACTCGACCAGGAAGCCGCCGAGGTCTACGCCAAAGGCCTGGCCAACGCAAAACCGCCGCCACAGCCAGGCTTTGGCGGCGGAGACAATGACATGAATCTACCGCCGCCTGGTGGTACCGACAGCAACAACGACGAAGAAGGGGACGATGGCGATGAGTAAGCGCACGGGCGTTATTCGCTACAACTTGAACGACACCGGGCGCACCTACACCGGCCAGCCGCGCAAGATCGACATTGACGCCGCCATGCGCTTGCTCAACGGTCCAGCGCTTCAGGAGTCAATCCGTAAGGGCGATGTGGTTGGCTACATAGGCCACCAGTACCGTGAGAAATTCGGGCTCGACGTCCCGGAAACGGTGATTGTTGACGGCAAGGAGGTAGTGCTGGAACCGGGTGTGCGTACGATTTACATCAAGTGCTATCCCAACGGCGATGTGGAGCACGAGCAGGAGTTTTTGAATAGCGCCCCTGGGCGAGTCGGGCAGCGCCTGTGGGATAGCAAGGCCTACGGCTTCAGTTCGGCCATCTATGCCCCTGAAGAGGGCGGCGTGCGGGTACCCAAGGGGTATTTCGGCATGGACCTGGTGCGGGCGCCAAACTACGACAACAACCGTGGGTATGCGGTGATGCTCGATAGCGTGACCCCTGGGGCATTCGCGGAGACCGACACGTTTGCGTCTGACAGTGCGGCGCTGCTCGACTCCGTAGACATGATGATCAAGGAATCTGACGCCCACGCCGCCAGTATCTGCACTTCCTACCTGGAACAATGCAAGGCCAATGATGAATTGGTCGAGTTCAATGCCGTGTTGCTGGAGAAACTGGCCAAGGTCGGTATCTCGGCGCCGATGCTCGACAACGCGCCGACAGTCATGGAGCGCGGCATTTCCATGGATGAGGGCACGGCCATGCTCGACACAGCCAATCGTTTTATGGCCAGGGATGACCTGCCTGGCTATCAGGAACCGTCGGACAAGGACGATAAGGACAAAAGTGCGATAGACACGGTCACCAAGGGCGTCAAAGCGGCCATTTCGGTCATCGGCTCCGTTATTCAGGGGCGCTAATCACCATGGACCAGCTTAAGCATGACCCGGAGTCCGGCTTTCTACGCGGTGAGAGCATCGCTGATGAGATCGAGCAGCTTGCGCAGGAGCTGAAGCTTTTACGCTCCATCGATGCCAACACCAGCGATATCGCCAAGCGTTTGGGCCAACTGGGTACAGCAAACGCGCCTATCTTGCCTGAGCCCGCTGGCGCGAGCCGTGCGCCAACCATCGTCAACAACACAGTAAATAGCCCCGAGGTGCCGCGTGCGACGTCGGCGGCCAGGGTTCGGGTACCGGCGCCGACATCGCCGACAGCTCGGGAACAGTCACCCGCCAATCCTGCTGGCGACTGGCGCAAAAATGTGATCGTTGTGAATGGCCGCGACGCCGTATCTCCGCGTCCGCCAGGTACGCGTGACGAATCGGGCCGCTTCACCACGCGCGGGCAAAACAAGGACGAGGACAAAAGCGTAGAGCGCCCAACGTCCGAAAGCTCGGCCAAGTCGATTGGCGGGGCTATTTCCTCTGCGGTGCGCGATGCTTCGCAACGGATGACATCCGACGTCGACAACGTTGACCCAACGATTCAAGCAGCCAAAGAGGTCAGCGGGATCCTTTCGCCTGTTTCGGCACTGGTTAAGCCGTTCGGCGCCCTGTTTGGGCGTGGTGATGACGCCAAACAGACCAAGGAGCACCGGGAAAGCATTGGTTGGCTGCGCCGCATCTGGAGAACGCAGGCAGACGGCAACAAGATCAAGGGGCGCGGCCTGGGCGGAATGCTCGGCATGTTGATTGCGCCGCTCATGGCGCTTCTGTCGGCGTTGATGTTGCCGCTTAAAGCCTTGGGACGCCTGCTTGGTATGGGTGGCCTGTTAAGAGCTGCCGGAAGCCTGTTGGGAGGGCGCCGTGGTGGGCGTGCCCGTGGCCGTGTGGATGCTAGTGGGCGCCGCACCCGTAGAAGCGGCGCCGATGCTCGCGACACCCGCAGGCGGTGGCAGGAACGAGCTGCCGCCCGAAACGGCAACGGCGGCCCCTCCAGATCCGGGGGCCCAGCGGCTAACGCCGGAACACCAGGGCAACCCGGCACTGTAGCCGCAGGCGCTCGTGCGAGAACGCCGGTTCCCGGTGGCGCCCCTCCTGCCGCTGGTGGCCCGCGCCCTGCCGGGAGGCTTGGCGGTGTCGGAACGCTGACCAGAGGGGCCGGTGCGGGCCTTCTCGGCATGGGCAAAGGCCTATTGAGCAAATTGCCTGTCTTGGGAGCCTTGTTCGGCGTCGGCATGGTTGCATCCAGCGCGATGGCCAACGATGACCCGGAACTGTCCACTGACGAAAACAAAAAGAACAAGTGGGGGAATGTTGGCGGCGGTGTCGGCGGGCTGATCGGCGGCGTGGCGGGCCTGGTTGGTGGCCCTGCTGGTGCGATTGCAGGCGGCATGTTGGGTGACGCCATAGGATCAGCGGTTGGTGAGTGGCTATCGACAGTAGACTTCAGCAAGGCTGTTGAGAGCATTTCCACCGCAGCGGCAGGGTTCGCCGATGTAGCAATTAAGACGGCCAGTGCCGCGTTCGACTACGTCAAAGAGGGCTGGTTGACGCTGGTCACACTCGGCAGCAACACGTTCAGCAGTATGGCGGACTGGGCGCGCGATACCTGGAAGGGCATCACTGACAAGGTTGCCGACTGGAAGGATACCGTTGTCGATAAGGTGAAAAGTGCCTCCGACTATGTAGAAAACAAGGTTGATCGCGCCAAGGACGTGGGCTCCAACGTCCTCTACAAGGCATCGGGTGGGCGTGTCGGTACCGGTGGATCTGCCGCAGCCAAAGACGAGATGATCAAGGCGATGGACGCGGGGGGCATCACCGACCCTAAATCCAAAGCGATGCTGATGGCCAACGTGGACCACGAATCAGGGGGGTTCACGCGTAAAGAAGAAAACCTGAATTATTCGGCCAAGCGATTGCAGGAAGTCTTTCCCAAATACTACAAAAATGCCGAAGACGCCCGCACGGACGCCGGTAACCCTGAAGCGATCGCCAACAAGGTCTACGGCGGTCGAATGGGCAATACCGAGCAAGGCGACGGGTTCAAGTACCGTGGGCGGGGGTCCATACAGTTAACCGGCAAAGCCCAGTACGAAGCGATGGGCAAGAAGCTGGGGATCGACCTGGTGAACAATCCTGACCTGGCGATAGACCCTAAGTACTCGGCGCAGATAGCTGTAGAGCACTGGAAAAGCTCAGGAGCCGACAGGCTGGCCCAGGCTGGCGACGTTGTAGGTTCAAGAAGGCGCACCAATGGCGGCCTCAATGGTTTAGCGGACGTAGAAGGCAAGTACGAGGCTTATCTGGCCCAGGCGCAGGCAGGAGACCTGACGCCGACCCGGCGTGCGGATGAACTGAGGGTCGCGGCACCAGCGGCAGTTGGCACTGCGGTTGCCAGCACTATGGCGACGGTCTCTCGCAGGGATAAGGGCGCTGCACCGGTAGGTGCGACTCCTGCCAACACAGCGAACCCCATTGGGGTGCTGCCCATGGCGCAGCCTCGTGGAGCGAACATTACCACCCTGGCGGGTGCTCAGTCGGTGGCGCCGGTCGCTCCCGCAGCCGTCCCAGTTCAGAACGCCCAGGTGGCAAGGAATGCTCAAGCGGTCACGCCGATCGGCATCCTGGCAGCATCACAGGCCCGTGCAACAGCTGCGGTGAACACGTCCGCCCCGGCAACAGTGGTTACGCCGAGGATCAGCAGCTACGCACCAGCGGCAGCAGACTCCAGCCAGATGCGGATCCCTGCCACACCCGAAGTCAAAACGCCCACCGGCAGTGGGCGCAGCAAAGAAGGGGCGCAGTCCATCACCCTGGAGATGCCTTTGTCGCAGGACGTCAACGACCGTGGCATCGCACATGCATCCTCGGGCGGCATCGGTATGCGTCCCCTCTGATGGGCAAACCGTCGCCTGAGAGCGGCGGTTTTCTTTGCCAACATGCGCGCAAAGCATTCTGAGTGCGCTCATATGGCCGAAACGTTAAACACTGACCTGATCTTTCGGATGGTCGCGCATTGGTGGAGCACCAAGCCCAACACCTACTACGGCAGCACCTACGGCAACCCGGTAGAAGACATGCTGCAAAAGCCGCTGAGTTCCCCGATCGCCGATTGGTTCCTGGCCAAGATGCTCAAAGACATTCCCGTCTTGGGTGCTCTCCCTGCGGGGACCATCAACCTGTATGCAACGTCTGAGGGCGTTGACATAAAAAACGTCCACATCGAAGTGGCTGGGCAGACGTTGTCCCTTTCTGACCTGTCAGAGGTATCTCGTGGCAATTACTAAAGACCAGTTTATTCAGGATGCGGTCAACGAGATCGCCAGCTATCCGACTATCGCCAAGCGCTTCCAGATCGGTGACCCGCTGATCACGCAGAACCTGGCGTCCATGGCGGCCATGTTGGCGGACCTCAGCAACCAGGTGGAAGTAACAACCGGTGAGGTATACCTGAAGGCCCGTGACGTGACTGTCCTGGCGGACGCGTCCGTGAAGGGCGTGCTGCCATTCGGCTCACCCTGTATCGCGCTGGTGCAGGTGGAGAACACCGCAACTGCGGTTTTGAGCATTCTCATAGGACGGGTATTACGGGACCAAAATGGGCGTATGTGGCGGGTTTCAACCGGGGCACAAATCGCACCAGGTGAGACGGGGGTTATAACGGCCCGCCAGGTGGAACTGCGCAGCATCATCCACGCCGTGGCGCAAAACCAGCCGTTCTACACCATCGAGCTGCCCGGCCCTGACGTCGGCTACATGGCTGAAGTGTCCGTGACCGGGTGGGACTATGCCCCGGAATTCTGCAACGTCGCAGACGGCGACCTGATGTATCACATCCAGACCGATGAGAATCAAGTGGTCAGTTTGGTGTTTGGCGTGAACGGCCTGGCAGGGTTGCAGCCCGCAACCGGTTCAAACATCACCATTTCCATCTACGACACGGAAGGCAACATAAGCCCAAGTGACGGTATGGCGTTTTACTTTGAATACAGTGACGCGACTGAAAAAGCGGTCATGGCCCTCAAAGACGTGATTCAGGCGGGCGAGGCGCCCATGAACATCACCACCATGCGCGAAGTCTGCTCCTACCCTGGCATCTACAGCGAGAACGCCGTTTATCTCTCAAACTTCGACTTTCTGGTACGCAAACGACTGGGCGCCGTTACGTTCCTGAACGTCTGGAACGAACGCAGGGAGGAAGAGGTACGCGGCGCAGACGTTAAGCACATGAACAGGCTGTTTGTGGCGGCATTGAAGGAGGGCGTCAGCAAGGAGGCACTGGAGAACCAAATCACAACCATTATTCGCACCGCAGACGACAGCTACCGGATTGTGTTTGTACCAGTGTTGGAAAAGAGCGTGCCCTTGAAAATCACGCTGTACGTTCCTTCCACCTACGATGCGGCGGCGGTCAGGCAGGCGGTTCGATCATTGATGCTGGCGAACTACGGGCGGTTGTCGGCCTGGGCGAAGCGTGGTGACGCCAAGATGCTGAAAAAAGACCTGTACGACCTCGTGCGAGAGAACGTCCCGGCGCTCACCCAGCGTATCGCGGATGTTTCTGTGGACGTGATCGGTGATGACACTGCGGACTTACCTGAGCACTTCAGATACGTTACGGAAGCGAGCTTGGTCGTGAATACGGAGACAGCACGCTGATGGACCTCAAGCCGTTACAGTTAAGCGCCGAGTACGACAACCTTGAGTCGGAGTTTAAGGCTCTATTCCTGAGCCTATATCGCAAACGGCTCAATGAGCCCGTAGTCGACGCCAACACCCTGGGTATGCCCCACTTGGGGCCAGACACCTTTATCAGTCGAGGACTCAATAACGACGGTCTGGCGCTGCTCAATGACACGACCAGCGAAAAGACGCGCATGTTGTTCAAGGCCTGGCGCTACCTGAATCCACAGCGCGGCACCAAATTTTTGGAGTTCTACCTGCGGGCCTTGTTCGGAGACGTCTACACAATCGACCAGCTCTGGTGCAAGAAGGCTGGCCAATATCCCGTGGACGTGATGAGCGAGTCGGAAATGCTCGCAGCGGGCGAAAATGAGGCTGATTGGTTCCTGACAAGCCGCCTACGCGTGGACATTGAAACGGAAATCGTCCCTGAACGCATTTTGCGTGCGGCCAGGACCGCGATCGCGGCTAGGTTTGTCCTGGAGCTGCGTGCTGCACGCCGCACCAAGCTGACGTTCCCGCTCGGAATGATTGCCTATAGCGTCAATGTCGTTCGCTCCAGTGGCACGGCTCTTTATCAGCAACCTGCTATCGAAAGCAGGGCCACCGTCGGCACTGGTACGAAAGGCAGCGGGGCCAACTTTACCTACAGCTCGATAGACCGTTTAGACATGCAAACCTTCACCTAGTAGGGCCACACGCCGACGGTACCCTTTGCCACAAATAACCCTCGGGGGCTTTATGGCAAATCCTGTAATCATCAACCCCACGCTAACGTTGGCGGGCCAAAGGGCCGCATTCAACGCCGCCAATACGGGGATTGAGCTGCAATTAGACGCGGTATCTTTCGGGCGTGATCACTATGACCCGACCGGCGAAGAGCTGGCGCTCAAGAGTCCCGTAGGCAAAAAAGTTCCCCTGGCTGGGGCGAGCCGTCCGACTCCTTATCAAATCCGCATGGTCAGTACCTGGCGGGAAGATGTGGGCGAAGTGCCTATTGGAGAAATCGGCTTTTGGTCCGGCGACGTGCTTGTTTTTGTCTGGTCAAAGGCTGACGGCTCGATCGCGTCCTACAAGACCGACGGCGTGTCCTATGTGCTGTTCAATGACCTGGCATTCGCACAGGTACCAGCCGACAGCATCAGTTTCACAGTAGATCCAAACGAAAGCGTGGCACTGGCCGCGCTGCTGGCGCATGAGGGCGCTGCGAACGCGCACCCACAGTATCTGCTGCGCGCTGACGTTGCGAAGGACAGCGGGCCTCTGGCGTGGCTTGGGCTGGCGGCTGGTACCGCCAATGCCCTGGACCTTTCTTTGGTCGCCAAGGAGGCAAAGCTACCTGACTACGCTCCTGGCCAACGCTTCCAATTCCGCGCCAAGACAACCAATACCGGGGCGGTGACCGCCAAAATCGCGGGACTGGGCGTGAAGTCGGTTAAAAAGGCTGGTGACGCGGGCTTGATCGACGTGGAGGCGGGTGACATCAAGGCCGATGCGCTCTATGACCTCAACTACGATGGCACCTCTTTCCAGTTAGGCGGTGGCGTAGGCTCGGGCAAGGCGTTTGTGCGGTACTCGTTTACCGCTTCCGTGGCACAGACCATCTTCCCTGCTGACCACACTATCGGCGCTACCGTCGTCCTGCGCGATGGCCGAGAGGTCACTGACTTCCTTTCGGATGGCGCCAAGATAACCATGCGTACCCCCTGCGACTTGGGGACCAGTGTAGAAATTCTGGCGTTCAAATCCTTCAAGGTTGCCGACACCTATACAAAGGCCGAGCTGCAAGCACTGCTCGCCACCGCGTCGGGGGTTCCCGTGGGGGCGATGTTGCCATTCCCGCGTGGGGTGCTGCCACCTGGCTTCCTGGAAGTAGACGGCTCCCAATTTGACCCGCTGATGTTCCCGGATCTAGCAGCCTTCCTGGGTGGCTCCAAGTTGCCTGAGTCGCGCGGTGAATTTCTGAGAGGCTGGGATCATGGCCGAGGTGTAGACCCCAACCGGGAAATTGGCAGCTTACAAGGGGATGACATCAAAGCTCACACCCATAAGGACATTGGTTTTGTCGATAGCGTGGGGGCGGGGGCGGGGGCATCTGGAATCACCGGAGCACAACCCACAGTCGGTTCGATTTTCGGGAAAGTTTATGGTCTCGGTGGTGCGAACTCGGCAAAAGGATATCAAGAAACCTCGCCTGGCTCGATGACTGGCGGCATTGGCGGGCTGGTATCTGGCAGTACAGGAGGAAGTGAATCGCGCCCACGAAACCTGGCGGTTATGTGGTGCATAAAGGCTTGGAACGCTCCAATCAATCAGGGAACGATTGACATCGCTGTGCTGGTGAGCACCGTCCAGGGCTTCATGCGCGACGAGGCCACCGTCGCAGAAATGACAACCGCACCCGACGCCGCCAGTAAACATTGGGTTTCTGTACGCCGTTTTCTGGCGGCAGTAGCCCTAAAGGCCGATATCGACAGCCCAACGTTCACCGGTAACCCTAAGGGCCCTACTCCTGCGGCATGGGATAAAAGTAAAGCTCTCGCTAATACCGAGTTCGTTAATGCTTCACAGGGTAGTTTCTCGATGCATGGCCCTATTTCTGCAAACAGAAGTTTGAATATTAAAGAAATAGGTGGCCTTTTATGGTTCAGCGGAAACTACAGCTTGGCGTTGCCTAAACCGTCGTCGCTTAGCTTACCTATGGGCGCAGCGGTAAATGTATTTACAACTTCGGTTGGTGGCAGCATTGTCTCTCAACCTGGGGTAGTTATTCAGGACCAGTCGGGTGCCCCCCAAACCACATTCAAAATGAGCCCCGGCCAATCTCTATGTCTAGTAGCAGTGTCGGATATCCAATGGTTAGTTACAGACTCTACCGCTGGCTTGGAAAACAACTCTGACTTTCGCCAATCTAAAGCTGTTAACGGGTTCCGGTATTTGCCAGGAGGAATGCTTGAGTGCTGGGGGTTGTCAGCGCCTAGCACCGACAAAGTGAATATCACGTTCCCTGAACAGTTCTCTCAAATACCGTTCATTGTTCCCTATGACAGCTCTGCCCAAGGCGCAACTGTAATGACTCTCTGGCAAAACACTGCCGTAACAACGACCGGCTTTATTGCTCAGAATATGTGTTCATTGATTCGTGGAAGTACCGCTGTGAATGGGGTTACAAACTCTCAATGTAACTGGCGCGCCTGGGGCTGGGTTAATAAATAAGTAGGGTTATAATATGTACGCGAAGTGGATTGAAGAAGACGGGCGGTTTGGTTTTTCCTCCGTATATAACGGAGGCGTCAATATCACCGATAAAGAGCACCAGCGCCTGATCAATGGCGAATCTGAGGGTAAGCGCATACAGCCTGACAGCCAAGGCTACCCGGTGCTGGTCGATATGCCGCCGCCCACGCTTGAACTGATCGCTGCTCAAGCCCGCCAGTGGCGAGACGCTGAGATTGAAAGCCTGCAATGGTTGCGAAATCGCCACCGTGACGAAATCGACTCACTGCGCCCCACAACTATGAATACAGATCAGTCGGGCGAGCTTCTAGACTACGTGCAGGCGCTGCGCGACTGGCCAAACGCTGCGGGCTTCCCAACCGATGATCGACCTTTGAGGCCGAGTTGGATTGCACTTCAAAGCGCGTAAACCGCCTGGCCAGTAAGCGCTGGTCATGGCTCAAGATGCTTACCAAGCATCATCAGAATTAATTTACGGAGACTGCCATGAGTCGCGCTGACACATTGGCTTCAAACGATCAGAAAGTTCAGGATCATGTTTTACAAGGTGAAGCCTCGGAAGCGGAAATTACAGCTGGTGACACGGAAAGTAAGCACTGGATCTCGGTTCGCAGGTTTGTGAAGGCGCTTAAGTCGATGGCAACCGCCAGCGTCGATGATCGCAGCAAAAGCGGCGCCAACACAGAGTTCGTTCGAAACCAGATCGAGAGTCCAAACCAGTCATTCCCGACTCAAGTTTTTCGCAAAAACCGCTTGATCAACGGCAACTTCGATATCTGGCAACGTGGTGCGACCGGCACCGCTGGCAATGCTGTTGGGCCAGCGCAGTCCGTATATGGTCCAGACCGGTGGATTATTTATATGCCTGCTAACGCAAACGCTACTTGGGAACGGCTAGTTTTCGCACCAGGTACAGGCGTAAACGAAAGCCGCTATGCGTTGCGAGTTACCCGTTCAGGTACGGGCGATGGCGTGAATATCAGCCAGCGTATCGAAGGCGCCGAGTGCTTTGCGGGGAAAAAGGTGACGCTTTCTTTTTATGCGCGAGCGTCTATTAACCATGTTTGCGCTGTGATTTGCAGGCAGAACCTAGGGGCTGGTGGTTCTGACGCTGGTCCTGGCGTGGGTGCCGAAATTTCTTTAACCACAGATTACAAAAAATACACCGTTACATTAGATGTTCCTTCTATTGCGGGAAAAACGCGTGGATCAAGCGGGGACTATTTGGAAGTTGTATTCGGCAGTGCGGGTAAGGGAGGGTACACTTTCGATATCGCATCCGTTCAAGCCGAACAGGGTGCTGTAGCGACAGAATATGAGATTAGGCCCGTCGCTCATGAACTGATGCTATGCCAGCGTTACTTTGAAAAGACATTTCCCCAAGACGTGGCACCTTCAATCGACTCAGGATTATCAGGTACGCTGGTCGGCCTTGTTTATCAGAACCAGGCTGGCTCAGCGAGTCAGCCTGTGGCTCATTGGCAGTTCAAGGTAGAAAAAAGAGCAACACCGAGTATTCGCTTGTACCGACATGGCGGCAATGCAGGTGCTAATCAGTGGACAAATTCAAGCGGGGAATCAAGTACGGTAAATGCTAGTGCTTCCGGTGTTTGTTCAAGGTCTGCAACTATTGGCAATAGTGATATCGGTGTCCCTGCGACTACGTATTACATCCATGCATCGGCAGATGCCGAACTTTGAGGTGGATTCATGGAATATCAACTTACAGCTAGCCCTGACACGGTTGTTCGGCTGTCGGATGGCGCAACCGTACCGCGCGGACACCGTTTCTGGATTGATTACGAAAAGTGGTTGAAGGCAGGGGGTGTGGCAGTACCCGCTTTCACAATCGACCCTGCGGTCAAAGAACGAACCTGGCGCGACGTAGAAATTGAAAGTGTGAAGTGGTTACGCGATCGGCATCGGGATGAAGTCGATTCAGGCCTCCAGACGACGTTGACGGCCAAGCAATCCGGGGAGCTGATGAATTATGTGCAGGCGCTACGGGACTGGCCAGCCGCAACCGATTTTCCTTCACCCGATCACCGCCCGGTAAAGCCTGAGTGGATCGCCCTGCAAAGTCGGTAAACCACAGGGCCAGTCGTTGCTGGCCATCCCTCAAAATAACGAGATAGCGCGCGGGTATAGAGCCCTCGCCGTTGAGGTGTGCGTATGCCAGATTTGAGCGGCAGTTTTATCCAGCAGAAAGAAGCGTTCGGCTGGTACATGGTCAAGTGGTTCAACGGGTTGTACACCGACACGGCTGCGCTGAAGGACTTTAGATCACGCCGTGTGGCCCAGGCCATTCAGTGGGCGCCGTCGCGTATGCTGGACCAAGCGGAAAAGATGCTGGAGCAATACCGCAAGAATGAGAACGGCCCGCCAGGCGCAACCACAAAGCTCCCGGTGGTGCTCCTTGCCACCGATGATGACTTTTTGGGTACAGGCGCCGACTTCGGTGGTCACCACACCGGTTTCGAACGCGTCCAGATCCTTGAGGGCGGTTCCTGGTATGACTACCGCCAGGATATGCACGACCGCCGCATTCAGGTAGCGGTCGTCGCCAGCGATATCGACACAGCAAAGTCGCTGGCGGCGCAACTAAGCGCCTACATGCAAGAGCCACATCACCGCTACCTGGACGCCAAGTACTCTTTCGGCCAATACATTGTCCCGGCGTCCATGCAGCTGGAGACGAAGCGCATCGATTGGATGAAGGTTGATACCGATCAGAAGAACATCAAGATTCTTGCCGCCGATATCGCGCTTAAGTGCGTTGTGCCCATCCTACGGGGTCCGAATGAGGACGAGCCAAACGATGGTACCGACAACATGCCACCGGGCTTCCCAGTGGTGAAGAAGGTGCACAACCTCCAGGGCATGGGCCACGATCTAAACCACCTGGTGCCTGGCGATGAACGTATATCTGAGTGAGAACAGCGATCAGCTGCCCACGGACGTTGTGATTCGCTGGGTTAGCCGATCGGACCTCACACCTGTACTACGGAACCTTGAGTTCACCGTCAAGCTGATCGACGGGCTGGAGGCCAAGCTAAGGCGTGGCGTCACCGTTTGGTCTGGCCGGGAGAACCTTCCGTACAAGATCGTGAAAACGCAGCGCGAAAAGCCATTGGGAGAGGTTCAAGGCAAAAGCCAGCAGCAGGCCATGAGCGTGACCGCGTTGCTGGCCAGTTGCGCGCCGCTCGCTGAACCCCTGGCCCAGGCGGTGGTGCTACGTAACACACCGTTTTCGAACGTCCTGCGCAGTTGCGGGGCCCATTTACGCATTGGTAGCGACTTCGCTGTGCCTCGGTTCACCTGCTTTCGCGGACGACAGCCCAGTTACAGCGTCGTCAGGGTGCTCCAGGAAGAGGGGGCCGCCCTGGTGCTGATCAGCGGCAGATTACAGGTGATGCGCCTTACCGATATCGCCAAGCAGGCGCCGGTCGATGACATTGGCCAGGTCGATGCAAGCGCACGGATAGACAGCGAGTTTCTTGAACTTCAGCAGGTACCGAGCTGGTATAGCGTCAACGACTCAGGGGCGATCGTCACCGGCCAGATGGGAGAGTCGCGGGTGGTGAACTACATGCCCCGAGGCGATCTACGCCAATTGCGCAACGCTTCTTGCGTTCTGGTACGCAGCAAAACCGTGGACTCGCAGCAGTGCCAGCAGATCCAGGCAGGGAACGTGCTCACCGTCGGTGGCGAGAACCTGGTAGTCATCACCGCCGCCCACGCAGCCATCCAGAAGACGGGGGCCATGGAAAGCTACAGCCGCCTTTGGTTGGGGAGATTGGTCAATGCTACCTAACTTGATACCCGCGTATGTGCGTTCCGTTGAAGGTAACCGCCAACGGCGGGAGATTCGCGTAGAGATATCGCCGTATACCGACGGCGCCAGTGAATGGCCAATCGCCGAGATGTGTTACCCGATTGGTGATGACTCCACTAACACGGAGATTCGTGTGGTGGTGGGAATGCCGGTATGGGTGGCCTTCCGCGGTGGTGATGAGCGCTATCCGATCATCATGGGCCACCGCCCGGTCAACGTTGGTAACGAGCAGTCCACCAGGCGCTGGGATCACGACAACTTTGAGTCGAATGCGGATGTGAACTACACGGTGAATGCCGGGAAAGACATCATAGTGAATGCAGGACAGAACGTATTGATCCAAGCCGGGGCCAAAATCACGCTCGTAGTGGGCGGTTCTACCTTGACCATCACCTCAGCAGAAATTGCCGCGATCGCGGGGAAAATCAACCTCAACGCATAGGGGGAACTCATGCCAGGCATAGCACGCGTGGGCGTTGACACAGCAGGCGGAATCATCAAAGGGAACCTTGCCCCGACTGTGTTCGTGAACGGGGCCCCCATAGCCGTCAAAGGCGCCGACGTTACAGGTCATGGCGCTGGCGCACATGCGGGCCCGGTGATGGTGGGGGCCAGTGCTACAGTTTTCGCCCATGGTATTCCCGTTTGCAGAGCTGGTGACGCGGCAACGTGCGGTGATACGGCTACAGGCTCCGGCAACGTCTTTGCTGGATAGTGTGATTTTGTACAGTCTGTATAAAAAAACATAACACTTGGAATGCTTCGTTCACGCAAAGCGATCGTTTTTGCTGTTCGGATGGGCCTCACAATCATGTGTATCTCTACATGTGCCGAGGCCGTCATGCCGCAAACCAATTCCCTAGACTTTTCTTCGCCAGCGAGCGCAGAAAAGGCACTTAAAAAAGTTAGCCAACTGCTGGGCCGGGCCGGACAGCCTGTAGCCGGTTACGAATTCATCCAGAAAAAGCGGCGAACCGCAGATGTCAATTTTCAGGAAGCGTTTCTGACCCTGGTCAGCGGCCAAACGATCACGCTGCGGGTGAACGTTACAGGTGATATTTACCAGGTACTAATCAACAACTCGTTGAGGCCCCTGAAAGAGCACTCCGATACGGAAAAAGCCGTAGTTGAGATCGCCGCGCAGGCAGAAAAAAGCCAAGCCGCGTTCCAGAAGGCCCAGGCTCGCAAGGTTGTTGCGCTACCCAAGGGAATGGTCACCGCCAGGCCCAAGCTGGTCGAGGCGTTGCAACAGCAAGTAAGCGAGCTGGATACGCAGATCAGTGAGCGTCGAGCCACAATCTTGGAGCTACAGGCCAGGCTGGGGGCCGGGACAATGACCGACGGCGTACAGAACGAGCTGCCCAATCTCGGCGTTGAGGCGGGCGAAGTCGAAGCCTTGTTGAACCTGGCCAGCACCTATGTGGCTGCGCGAGAACTAGCTGCCGCCACCGGTATCTTGCTCGATGACGCGTCTACGGACGGGGCGAAGGCGTATCTACAGATCGGGCTGGAAGTGGTCGAAACCAATGGCCCCATCAGCTTGGAAGAAGGCAACGTAGAACAGGCCCGCCTGCAACTGCGCATGGTCGAATCATTCAAGGCAGCTATTGCGATGCTCGACAGTGCCAACGATCGACAGATGGACGACAAGGCGCTGGAGCAGCTGGTGGCCATCGCCCAAGCGTCAGCCGCGTCAGAAGATGAGATAGCGGACCAGACTGCTTTGGCGACCTTGCTGGCGCTGTCAATGGTTGACGTCGCCGAAGGAATTTATTTCCTGAGCGAAAAGGGTCGCCAACACCTCAACGACAACGGTTACGACGCCTACGGGGAGCCTTTCGCAGAGTAGTCCGAAGGAAGCCGCGATGGGGTGAGGTGAGATTGCGGAGTTAAATATGTCGAAAACATTATATTTTTGATGTTTAATCGTTCCCGACTTGTACGGGGATAGTTTATGTCGATCCAAAAACGTCCACAACAACACGGCAGGAAATACTCCCAGCTGGGCTGGGCCGGGGGTGCCCGATGATGCTCTTGGCAAATAACCAGATTGATGAGCGGGATCTAATTGCGTTCGTAATGCGCAGTATGCGCCCTTGTAAACGCCCGCAGGTGCGCTGGATTTTGGTGCGCGACACCTTTGGGGTTGGTTCGACGGTGGCTTATGCAATGTGCCGCGAGTTCAACCTGGACCCCGAAGAGAAGATGACCCCATGACACTCCCGCCGCTCATAAGCTCGCAGCGTTATCTAAGTCCCGAGGCCGTCCAACGCAAAGCTGCCAAGTTCAAGGTGTTCGCGGTTAGCACGGTGACTCTGGAGCTATTGGGCAAGCAATACCGGGTGCTGCTCGACGGACACCACAATCTGGCAGCAGCACGCCTGGTGGGCGTTGAGCCTCAGTGGCGCGGCCCGTCGCCCAAGATGCAGCGCTTGATTCGACGCACGCCAAAAGCCGACTTGGCCCGCTTTCTCATCAACAATCTGACCGACAGTGACTGGTACTTCATTGATTCCGGCGCCGTGGTGCAAGAGTTACTGGATTTCGTCTGATCCTCCAGTGGATAGGCGCCGTTTCTGATTTTCACCTACCCGCATAAATGGTCATTAAACAATAGTGTTTTAGTTATGTTTATAAGTCTCTAAGTCCGGGGATGTTTTTTGAGGTGAAATGAAATGCTGCTCATGTCAGAGGCCCGTATTACGTTGAACGCGATCGCCAATCACCTGGCCCGCTACAGCTATCGGTACAGCAGTGAAGAGCTGTTGCACGCGGCATTGTCGAAAGTCCTGGAAACGCATGGCTTTGACTTCAAACACGAGCATGTCCTGGACGCGCGCAACCGCGTGGACTTCTGGATCAACGGCATTGTGATCGAGGTCAAGGTAGACGGCTCCATGCCCGACGCGCTGCGCCAAGTGGATCGCTATATCAACTTACCGAGCGTCCAGGGCGTAATTCTGGCCGGTACACCGCGCTGGGCTGCGCAAGAGCTGGTGCAAAAGCCTGTGTGGAAGGACAAACCGTTTCAGATGATCAGGCTGGAGAGGCAGTACCTATGAATTACGGTGAGATTCGGTTTGACACCCGTAGCTGGCACATCAAGTGCGAGCCGCAGGTACGCTCTCGACTCAAACGAGTGTTCCCGCGAATGTCGCAACGCGCTGCTGACGTGGTGGAGTTGCTGGCCAGCCCTGAGAATAGCCGTGAGTTGCTGTGGTTTCTCCAGCGCTACCCTATGGAAATTGAACAGGGTTTATCCAAAAGGCTGGAAAGCCTTGCTTCGCAGCATGTGCAAATGGAAACGAGCCTGGCTGACCTTGTAGCTGGGCGTTTGGAGTTGCCGCCCTTTGAGTTGGCCAAACCGCCGCGTGAGTATCAGCGTTTTGCAGCGGCCCAGGTAGAAATCCGAGGTGGGTTGTTGCTTGCCGACGACCTGGGACTGGGTAAGACGGTCACTGGTATTTGCCCGATGGCCATCCCTGCAAATTTGCCCGCAGTGGTGGTTTATCCAGCATCTTTGCCGAATCACTGGCCGGAAAAACTGGCTGAATTTGCACCTCATCTGCGTGTACACCACATCCGCAAAGGTCAGCCCTATTCGTTGATCAAACAGCCACGGCAACGCGTGGCGGACCTTTGGGACACCCTGCCCGATGTGATCCTTGTGAGTTATCACAAACTTCGGGGTTGGGCCGAAACGTTGGCTGAAATTGTTCAGTACACCGTGTTTGAGGAATGCCAGCAGTTGCGCAACTCCGGTAGTGACATCTATCGCGCCTGTGAGTACTTGGCAGCCCGCTCCAGACTGCGCCAGGGGCTCACCGCTACCCCAATATACAACTACGGGGGCGAGTTCTATCACGTTGTGAACGTGTTGATACCAGACGCGCTAGGTAGCTACGACGAGTTCCTGCGTGAGTGGTGCGTTGGCGGGATGGGCGAGAAACCTAAACTCAAGGACGCGGAGCTGTTTGGCAGTTACTTGCGTCGTGAGGGGATCATGCTGCGCCGTACACGCAAGGAAGTTGGCCGTGAGCTGCCCGAACTGTCGAAGATCCCCCACGAGATTGAATCCGACTCCGCAGTGCTGGAGAGTATAACCGGCGATGCGGTGGCGCTGGCCAAGACGATCCTGGCCAGCAACGAGACCTATCGTGGTCAGAAGATGCAGGCGGCAGGGGAATTGGATGTCCTGGTGCGTCACGCAACGGGCGTTGCAAAGGCTCCCTACGTTGCGGAGTTCGTCAAACTGCTGTTGGAAAGCGGCGAACAAGTACTGCTCTTTGGTTGGCACCGTGACGTGTACAAGATTTGGGCGGAAAAGCTGTCCGAGTACAACCCATGCCTTTACACGGGCAGTGAGTCACCGACGCAGAAGCAAGCCGCCAAAGACGCTTTTATTCGGGGAGAAAGTCGCGTGATGCTGATCAGCCTACGCGCTGGTGCGGGTATAGATGGCTTGCAGCACTGTTGCAGCACCGTTGTGTTTGGCGAGTTGGATTGGTCGCCAGGTGTGCACGAACAGTGCACAGGCCGCGTGCACCGCGATGGCCAACAGGAACCGGTAATGGCGTATTTCCTGATATCGGACGAAGGCAGTGACCCAATTGTTTCTGACGTGCTGGGTGTGAAGCGTGAACAGATCGAGGGGGTGCGTAACCCGGACGACGATTTGATTCAGCGACTGGACGTTGGCGGTAACAAGCTGCGTGACCTTGCGCAGAAATTCTTGAAAGACAACAACGCGCTGCCAGACGTGAACGTTCATACACCAATTCGTCGTGATTTGGAGCCCGTATGAAGACTTTGAGTATTCGTCAGCCCTGGGCCTGGTTGATTGTGCATGGTGGTAAGGACATCGAAAACCGTTCATGGCACACAAAATATCGCGGGCGGTTTCTGGTACATGCCAGTAACGGTATGACCAAACGGGAATATGCGTTCGCCGCTGAGTATGCAAAGCGTTTGGGCGTAATTGTCCCACCGGCAAATCAGTTGCTGCTCGGTGGAGTGATTGGTTCAGTAGAACTGATCGACTGCCTGGCGGCTCACAAGTCTCAGTGGTACATGCCGGGCAACAAAGCTTTCGTCTTGCGCGAGCCGCGAGCGCTTCCCTTCCATTCCACCCCTGGCCGTTTGGGGTTCTTTGATGCACCAGACGCTTTTGCTGCCAACTGCAAGGAATGTGTTTCTCTATGAAAACCCCTATTTATTGCCGCACAAGCGGCCTCAAAGCTGATGTATGCACCTGTTACCGCTGCCGTCCAGTTAGTCAGGACAGCACGCTGATCCTGGTGCGGCGCGAGGTCTCCAAACCAAGCCTGTAGGGATTTAAAAGTTTTAAAGGGATTTAATACTAAGATTTAGCGGATGTTGATAAACCCTTTGAGCCCTTCTACTACGTGCGTTTGAGCCTGTGTACAACCCTGTGGGCGGGTGGGTAATTTACTGAAAAGGGTGGGTAAATTACTGATTCTGGTGGGTGTAATACGGCTATCGGTGGGTAAATTACGTTTTTGCCTGTTGCTGGTGGGTAAATTACGGGATTAAGGGCTTATGCCTGTGCGTAGGTGTCTAAATTACGACATTAAGGTCAGTAATTACGGGCCTTTGATCGAAACGATGCAGGCGATTCCGTAATTTACCCACCAGCCGAAATGACCGCACAACCACCGCACAGTATCTCGTTCCGGCCAAAGACCTTATCATCACGCGATTATTTGATCACCAGCGTGACGATACGGATCGCTTCACTTTGACAGGATTCACCATGACATCTGACAAGCCCCCTGCGAAAAGCCCAAACAAGCATGAACAGAGGATTGCGCAGATTAAGTCAAAGGCACCGCAGGGTGATTTGTTGCCACCGGAGGAAACAACGTCCAGTGTCGAGCCTGTCGCAGACGTTAAAGCCAAGCCCCCTGCCGCGAAGGCAAGCCGCCGTAAACAGGCGGTAGGTACCACCCAGGGAGACTTTTTCACGCCTGTGCTTTACGACGTTGGCGCTCGGGACAGTCGGGGCGTGATGGATGTCGCGGTATTCCGACTGTCGAAGAAGAATAAACGAGCCAACTCAGTTATCCGGTATGACCTTCCTGATGGCCATGTCGAGGTGTCGTCTGGTCCCTACGGCATGGCGTCAGTTTGGGACTATGACATTGTGCTCATGGCGGTCTCTCATCTCACCGAGGCAATGAACCGGTACCGGGATGGCAAGGGTGACAAGCCTTCGCAGTACTTTCGACCTCATATCGGTGACGTCCTGAAATTTTGTCGCAAGGACAATGGGGGCAATCAGAAAGACGCAGTGGTGGGCGCGCTTCAGCGGCTTAGCACCACCTTTGTAGGTATCGAGCGAACCAACATGTTGCGCAACAAGCTGATGACCGTCACCGAGGGCGAGAACCTGATTGGTCCGTTCAGGGCGATCAGCAACGCTAAAGACAAAGTTGAATATATCGAAATAAAAATTGCTGACTGGATGTATCAGGAGATCACCCAGGGCACGAAGCCGGATGTACTGACGGTCCACCCTGACTACTTCTTGCGGGAGTCGGGTATAAGTCGCTTCATCTACCGGTTGGCGCGCAAGGCTGCTGGCAAGGACACCGCCGCGTGGGGGTTCAGGACTATCTACGAGCGTAGCGGCAGTGAAGGTAGCCTTAAGGAGTTCACTCGATCGTTACGAGAGATCATTGCGGCTGATGACCTGCCCGAATACTCACTGGCGGAAGAGGACGGCCAGGTTGGGCCTGTGTTGCGGATGGTCCACCGCTCTCAAATCAACAATTGGAAGGAAACCCCACCTGTCGATGCCCCGCCAGCGCCTGAGCAGGATTAGATCCTCAGTAAATCAAACCATTCGTCGCAGGCGTCGTCTGCGACATTGATTGCCAGCTGGCGCTGCTGAAAATGCACAAGCGCCAGGACCGCTACCTCCCCGTTGGTAAGGTCAGACGGCAGCCGGTACTTCTGCCCCTTGTCGTCCACGCCATCTGTTTCAACCCTCGGCGTGAACCTGGACGATTCATCAGAAAAAATTAAGGTCTCGTTGCCCTCCCCGATTCGAAAGTCGCGAACGGCTTGTTCCCAGTGGTCCTCTGTGAACAGGCTGTCGTAGGCGTCTGACCGCGTGTTGGTGACAAAAGCGTATCCCTCGTCGGCAATCTCCCTGAAAACAACATGTTTCACTACCGCCAGTACCCCCGTAGCCGGGTCCAGGAAGGCAATGAGTGTCGTCCTTTCGCCGCTGTATCCGCTGATGGAAGCCATAATATCCATTGCAAATCCTCATAAAATACATAAAACGCTATTTTTAAGTGTTGCCAAATAAACAATAAAACTATAACTTTATTTTCGTCGAAGGTTACGACTGAAACGAAAAGGAAAAAGTTATGCGCAAGCTTTTTGAGCGGCTACCGCGACCGTTTTATATGGGTGTCTTGATTGGGGGGTTGGTCACCGGCTATGGCTGGGTAGGCGACTCAGACTACCAGGAAGCGCTGGCCGGTGCGGCGTTCTATTGCCAAATGGCAGGCAACGGCGATTGGCCACCGCGCCCTGAATTGAATTGCCCGGCACCAAAAGTTGAGCCGATTGAGCGACTTGTTGGCCTGTGATCGTATGGTAATCGTAAGCCAGAAATATGCCATATCATCCCCGTACCATGCTGATATGCGCTGAATACATGCTGGAAGCCCGAACCTTGGCGCTTACGCTCACTGTGATTTATCATAACGACACCAAGTCCACATATCACAGGAGCTACCATGGCGGCGAAAGGCAAAGAGTCATCGACGGATGCGGGGAAAGTGCGCATTGCTTTCTGGATGGACGAAGCCCTGGCTGAAAAGGTGCGTGCTCTGGCGTTTGAGGACAATGTGTCGAATTCCAAAATCGTGAGCGACCTGGTGCAGGCTGCGCGCGAGCCCAAGGTAAAGCGCGGCTGATTGCGATCGCTTTATCCTCAAAGGCGCCGATGTGGCGCCTTTTTTACGTCTGTGGGGTATGAAAACCACCATCAGCCCCCCGCTGATCACCGGGGTATCGTGAGGCTTTCCAGCGGAGCCCCGTGAAATGACTGATCCCTATGCAAAGTTGACCGCTGCCGCGCATAGCGGTGCGTTCGGCCTTGGGTCCAAACGCCTGCCAACTGCCGAGCAGATACGTGCGGGCAACTATTCGAAAGGCAGTATGCGTCTGCATGGGCTCACCTTCACCATCGAAACCCCGATGTTTACGCCACGCTCCGGCAAGGAAGATGGAAAGCCGTGGGCGATCGTATGCATGGCGAACTACGGCTACCTCAATGGTTACCAGGGCGCCGATGGTGATGCCTTCGACGTGTACGTGGGGCCAGCTCCTGAAAGTCAGCTAGTGGTGGTAGTCAACCAGGTCAAGAAAGACCGCAGCTTTGATGAGCACAAGGCGGTGTTGGGCTTCATGGATGTAGAGAGTGCCCTTGCGGGCTATCGCAATAGCTATGAACGCGGATGGCAGGGCCTGGGCAGTTACGTGGTCTGCACCATCAAACAGTTCAAGGCCTGGCTCAAGTCAGGCGATCTAACCCGGCCCCTTGCGGCTGCCGATTTGATTCAGGATGAGGTGAAACCTATGACCGGTACTGTGGTTACCTGGGGCAGCGACAGCCTGCCCGTGGGCCAGTCGTTGGGCGCTGTCATGTACGGCCTGCGCTGCGATGATGCTGACAATCTGCTGCTGGACAGCGTGTTGATGTCCGACATCACCGAATATCTCGGCGATGGTGTGATGCTGGATGCGATGGTGATTCCGTATGCCCAGTTTGAGCGCAAGGGCAAACAGCTGTTACGCGTGATGCAGGCCGCATCCGGTACCGTCAAAGCCGAAACAGTAGAAATCAGCCCGCCATTCAAGAACCGAGGCACCACGCAGGTGGCCATGCTGTTCACCATGAGCGATGGCCAGACCGTTTCGGTGTTCTTTCATAACCCGGATAGCACGCCCAACCGCCTGACCCCGACTGATGAAATGATCAGCTGGAAGTGGGTGCAGAACAAAAAGGACATCACCGTGGTGGTGGCGCCAGAGCGTGGCCAGGACATCAACCCGCGCCAGGTTGCCCGCCGCATCATGATGCTGATCGAGAAAAACAGCGCGAAGTTTGTTAAGGCCGCTGGTACCAGTGCTGACAAGGCCGCGCAGGTCGAAGAGCTTAAAGGCCAGGTTCAGAGCAGGCTCACTGAGCTGAATGTTCTGGACGAGCAGATTACGGAGCTACAGGCCAAGGTTGATCAGCTACCGGCGCCGAACGAAGATTCACCAGGTGGCGCTGCTGCCGAGCCTGAAGTTGCAACGATTCAACAAGAGGCAGTCAGTGAGCCGCAACAGGACATGCTTGGTGATGACCCATCCCTACGTGACAACCGTTCTGACCTGGTAAAGCTGACCGAGGCTTTGAAGGCAGGTAACGTGATGGGCGCACTTGGCGTGCTGGACGCGATTGTGGGCGTAGACGACCTTCGCGAAGTGGTGTTGAACGCTGGGTTCAGCCTGGGCGCCAGTGGCACCAAGGATGAGATCCTGGCTAGCGTTGGGCGTGACCTCGTGCAGGCCGCCAAGGCCAAAGTAGATGGCTTTGGTTTGCGCGCACTCAAGAACCCTGTGGCGCCTGATGAGTTCAACGAGGCATACCCAGCATGGGAAACAGCCATGGTCGAAGCCCTGGCTCAACTGCTCGGAGTTGATTACGGTGATGCAAGCGGCGTGGCATTGGCCCAGGACAACCTGGTGAGCCATCTGTACGTGGACAAGAAGAGCCCGCAGGACGCTGCCCAAGCCGTTCTAAAGGCATCCCAGGTCGCCGCTAGCACGCAGGAAGAGTCTGAGCCGACTGGTGATTATGAGACAGGCCAGACAGGCGATGCGCGTATTGAAGTAGCGGATACCAGTTTCTTACATCAGGGCACGTTGGTACGCACTACAAACGGTACAGAGTATTCAGTTTGGAATGCCCGTGGTCCCTTGGTCGAAGTAGTACCAATCGTCAATGGTACTGCTGTGGTCGACGCTGATTCTAGGGTCCGGTTTCATGTCGACCCTGCGAGTGCGAGTCAATATCCAGAACGTCGCTCTGATCCGCTTTATGAAGTGGGGGCAGTTTTGCCAGGAAGTGCTGCCGAGCGCATTCAACAGGCGACAAAAGAGGCGGTTGCGGCTGCCTCCGAACCCAGCAGTGATGAGGCGGGGGGAGAGGAAGATACGGGTGAAATCACACCTGAAGGCCGCGAGAACACTGTAAAGACTGCCAAGGGCACAAAGGTTGTCACAGGCTTCAAGGTCATTGAGGCGAAGAACCTAATCATCAGCCACGAAGCCGACGGTACCCCTAACCCGGACTACCCAAGTGAGCTTCAGCCGCGTGACCGCGCGCGCGCGACGTCGCAGGCTTGGGTACAAAAAACCGCTCGTGACCTCGATCCTGATAGCCTGGGCCGCACCACGCGAGCTGACAGTGGCGCCCCGATCGTTGGTCCCGATCGCGTTGTGGAGTCTGGAAACGGTCGAACTATGGCTATCCGTGAGGCATACCGCATTGGTAAGGCCGATGAGTATCGGGAATGGCTGTTGGAAAACGCCGACTATTTCAAGGTTAGCGCCGCGAAGATCCAGAGCATGAAGGCGCCCGTGCTGGTGCGGGTGCGTATCAGTAACGTGGACCGGGCCGTGTTCGCGGTAGAGGCCAACCAGGACGACAAGCTGGCGATGACCGCGACTGAGAAGGCCCGCAGCGATGCAAAGCGCCTTGACGCAGCCATGATGGCCAAGTTAGCGGATGGTGACCTTACCACCGCGTCAAACCGAGACTTTATCAGCGCATTTCTGCAAAGCCTGGGTGATACCGAGGCGGCGCAGTACATGACCACCGACGGGCGCCCTACCGCCAGTTTGATCAGTCGCGTTCAGGCGGCGCTATTTGCTGGCGCGTATTCTGACGATCGCCTGCTGGAGCTGACTGCTGACTCCAGCAAGCCCGAGATCGCCAACATCGTCAGTGCTTTGAACATGGCGGCGCCGGACTTCATGCGGGCTAAGGAGCTGGACGTAACTGGTACCGAGGCCGCTGGTGAGAAGGTAGCTGACTCCCTGGAGCTGTCGCTTGACCAGGAGGCGGTCAATGCGATCATTAACGCTACGAATATGCTGCGCCAGGCAAAGGAGAGCGGCCTGAGCATTGATGAGTTCTTGCGCCAGGGCGATATGTTTGGTGATGTGGAACCGTCTGTGGCGGCCATGGCCATGTTCATCAGCAAGAACAACCGCAGCGCCAAGCGACTAGGAACCGCCTTCAAGGCCATGGCCCAGTTCGTAGAGTCGGAAGCCAGGCGCAAGCAGACAGCGGGTCTTTTTGGTGACCAACCGGCGAGCTTTGCCGATATCGTCAGCGCGGCCAACGCCCAACTGGAGAAGGAATTCGGTGAAGGTGTGTTTGCGATCGAGCAGTCAGACTTATTCAGTCCTCAGTCTCCGGCGCAGGTTGAGCCCCCTCCCCTCGACAACGACAAGGACGACGCCTTAAACAAAGCCAAAGCCTACCTGGACAGCGTGATTGAAGGGGCCGCCGACCTGAGTGACCCGGAAAGCGTCATGAAAGAACTGGAGCGGATCTATACCGCGTTTGGTGAGGGGGAGTTAAGCGGACTCTTTGCAGATGCCGCCGAGGCCTTCAGTCAGCACGCGCTCAAAGCCACAGCCGAGGTGTTTTGACCATGAATCAAACGATTATGAAGCGGATGATGCTCGGGGCGCTGTTGGCGTTGGCGCTGCAATGTCAACTGGCGATGGCGAAAGTTTGTGACACGGGCCGTTACCAGGAAGAGCGAATAGCCACGCGGTGTTTACCGGCCTGATAAGAATATAAAGCGGCCTACCCTACCCGGATGTGCCCGCTACTTGCGGGCTTTTCTCTGAGCATAGAAAAAGCCGCTAGGCCTTAGCCTGCGGCTTTTACGCACTTTACGCACTTTACGCACTTTACGCACTTTACGCACTTTACGTCACGTATGCACGTTGTGGACGTTGCGCAACGTGCGCACGCTACTGATCGTGTTCTTCTTGTGTATCGTCTTCAGCACCAACCACCTCGCGGAGCTTAGCAATCACGTCGGCCCTGGGCATCGAAAGGAGCAGCAGAACGCCTGCGCGCACTACATCGCTGCGCGTAGCCCGGAAGTTGCGAGGCATTATAGAGAGCTTGTCGATTTGCTTGTCTAAGGTCTCGTCCAGCGAGAAATTTACTCGTTTGGCCTTTGCCGCAGGCTTCTTTTTTTTCTCCGGCGCAGGGTCCGCGGCCTTTTGAGAAACCAGCGAGGCTGAACCGATGAACTCCAGTGCAGCGTTCTCGGTCGATTTTAAACGCGCTTCTGCATCTACCTTGCCAAGCCCCTTTAAGCCTGCCATTTAGCGTCCCCCCATAGTTCTGAAGCAATGCTTCGAATTTCTTCAACAGCCTTATCGTCCAACGTGCTTTCCAGGACGCTGGCGCCGTTCTCATCAGCGTCGTCGTAGATGTTTCTGGCCATTGTGACGGCATCCAGCGTGGTAATGCCGAACGAACGGCAAATTTCCTTAGCGTCGAGAATGCGGACTACCTGGCTGGGTAATGACGGGCACTGTGTAATCAATGCTCGCACCTGTAGGTTTGGATTGACTGCGGTGGCCAGCTTTACCAGTTCCGCCACTTTCGGGAGCGTTTTCAGGTCGCGGCGTTTAGGCCTGAAGGGTGTGATCATCAGGTCAGCAACCGTCATGGCAGAACGCAGGGCCTCGGAGTCGGCGCCTCCAGTATCCACCATCAGATGGTCATACCGCTTTGCCTGTTCAATTAGCCATTCACGGATGTTCCCGTGAGCTTTTAGGCGGGGAATGATCCCCGCTGGGTTGGTAGTTCTAAGGCGCTCTTCCCTTTCCGCTGCCCAGTCAAAGCTGGTGCCTTGAGGGTCTGTGTCGATCAGTACTATGTCGCCACCCGCTTGCTTAATTGCCACCGCAAGGTTTTGCGCTACGCAGCTCTTGCCAACACCGCCCTTTTCGCCTGCCACGAGAATAATCATCGGTCACCCCTACGTTAACCAAAGTAAGTATGTTGTTCGCGCTACTTACCGTGTGTCGTGTACGCACGTTGCGCACAGATTATACGGTGTGTGCATTAAGTAAGGTAGCGAAAGTGAACACGGTATGCAACGTGCGTATGGTGTGTAAGGTGTTCACGTTAAGTATGAAGATCACCGTGCGTAACGTGCGCACGGTGTTCATTGTGCGTAACGTGTGTAGTGTAAGTGCTGAGTATGGCTAGCAATTACAAGGGATTCCCCAGTTTGATAAGCAACTATTTTTCCTGAGATGCGCGGCTTGTTCATGCAAACGGGCTTCAGAAAGCGCTTTATTAGTGCATCAAAATTCAGGTCTGACTATGAAAGGCCTGTAAACCATGCAAATCACTCCCATAGAGAAAGCCCGCCTCAGTTCACGGTTATTGGCCCTACGCGCAATGCTGGTCGGAGGTGCGCTGAGAGCCTTGGAAAAGGTCCGAGTCAGTGCTGAGGCTCTGGATATCCGCAAGAGGCTGACCGGCAAAACCGTGGCTGCCCCTGTAGTTGATTCTGAAACCGCTGCCGAGCAGGTAGCTGACGACGGTCTGAGCGACGACCCCAACAGCCCAAACTACCGCTATGCGGATGTTGGCTACATCCCTGGTAGCCGCAAAGAAGAAGCGGCAGGCGTCATTCGAAAGGCGCGTGCCGAGGGCCGTATGCTTCGCGGTACCGATATTGACTTCAATGCGATTGAGGAAACCCCGCGTGAGGCCAGGGCCTTGGTGGTCAAGTCCAATCTGTTCGGTGTGGTCGACTGGGCTGGACTGAGAGCGGGCGGTACAGAACCCGCAGCAGCGTTCCTGATGGACCGGGTGTATGCCTCAATCGCCAAGGAGCCCTCTGAGGACAGCGCCCAGGCGCGTCGGGCTTATGTGTTGGGTCTTGAGACGCTGCGCACGCGGTTGGAGCTTTGCAAGACGCCCAAGGAGCTTGTAGCCACGCTGACGGAGATCCGCGACGAGCTGCTGGGCTCTCAACTCAATGCAGATGAAGCAGAGCGATATCAGGAGATAGGAGACCGAACCCACGCTTTAACCGTCCAAATCCGTGATATCGAAGCCGAGCAATCGAAGGCTCAAAACGCAATGTATGAGGCGAGCCGCCTCAACAACAAAGCCCAACGAGACCTGGACAACCGTCTGGCTCGTGGCTGGTCAGTTGGGTCAGAGCACGAAACGGCAGTGAGTGAGGCTGAAAAGGCCTATCGCCAGAGCATGAAAACATGGTCTGACCTCCTTGGTATGAACAAGCCTGTGCTGGAGGAATTGAATGCCGCCAGGGCTGCGCTGTATCAGGAACGCGCCGAAATCAAAGGGGTGGCCAAGTCGCGCAACTTGGACTCGCCCATCAACCGCGCGTGGATGTCGATGGGTGACAAGTTCGTCAAAGCTCTGATGTTCCGCAGTTCACGAGGCTCCGAAGCCTTCGCCCGTCATGTTTCCAATGCGCTTTCCGGCGACCCAAAAGACTGGGAGTGGTCAGAAAAGAGCGGACAAGTGATCCAAGGGGCCCCAAAGGAACCGACCAAAAAACGGCAGACGTTCGCGCTGAAGGTAGTGGATAAGTTCGACCGGAAGGGCGGGCGCCCTATATCAGTCAACTCAACGCTTTCTTTGCAGAAACTGTGTGGTTTTCGCGCGGTTCAGTCGGGTAACTGGGTGCTGGATGACCGTGACAGTTCCAAATGGCACGTAGAGCAAAGCGCTGGGGCCATGATGGACATGGCCGACGTGCTGGGTATCAGTGAGGAAAAGCTTGGTTTCGGAGGGCGCTTGGGGCTTGCCTTTGGCGCCCGTGGTAAGGGGGGGAAGGGTGCCGCGACAGCGCACTACGAGCCGATCATGCGAGCGATCAACATCACCAAGATGAACGGTGGTGGTGGCCTTGGCCATGAGCACCTACATGCGATGGACAACATCCTGCCGGGCCTGTTGCGCGGTGAACCTGGTGCGGCATCCGAATTTGCAACGGAAAACCCCAACCTGGTACCCGAAGGCCCAATTCGTGACGCTTTCGTCGGCCTCAAACGCGCTCTAACCGAGGGCGAACACCGTCTGCCTGAAATCATCAAGTTCACGCCACGCACGTTTGGGAACGCCCGTCTGAACCTGGACAGGCCCAGCAACGAAATTGCGCGCCGGATTAAGGCTGCTGGTAATGCTGAAGCTGCGGTGAGAGCGGTGGATGACTACTTCGGAGCCAGGGTTGACGCTCGATCGCTCAAGTACAAAAAGAACTGGCGAACGATCGCCGCCGCTTATTTCCTGCCAGAAGGTACGACCGATGTGCAGTTGAACACGGGTAGACCTGTGTCGCGATACATGACCGAGGCCATGCTGTTGGATGCCTCAAAGGAGGGTAAGTACTGGTCATCGGCGCCGGAGTTGGCTGCTCGTGCGTTCCAGTCCTACCTGGAGGACAAATTGGCAACCATGGACCGCCAAAACGACTATCTGAGCTGCCTGGCAGACAACAAACACCACTACTTCCCTGAAATGGGTGAGCCCTTCAAGCCTTACCCCGAGGGAGAAGAGCGGGCGCGCATCAGCGCCGCGTTTGATGAGTTGTTCAAGGCCCTGCGCGATGGCCAGGTGTTTGAGACGGCGCTGGCAAACACCGCGCTGCTGGATTCGATTTTTGGGGGTTGCGATGAGTAACTTGAACCAGGCCGGTGCGCTATCGCCGATCGACCGTGCGCGACTGAGCGCCGAGCTGTTGCAGATTCGCGCGAGCCTTTTAGGAGCATCACTACCACCGATTGAGCGGGTTCGGTCCAGTGCCCGAGGGTTGGCCATTCGCGCGCAGCTTGGCCAGCCAACGAAACCTGGTGCTGATGAAGGCCAGGCTGCGTTTGAGAAGGCGCGTCAGTTCTACCAGGAACACCTCAAAGGGCAATTGATTCAGTCTGTGGTGGGGCCGGTGATCGTTAATAGCGCCGGTTGGAAGAAGTCAAAGCAAGGCATGAAGTCTGACCTGTTGAAAGCCAGGCTGATTGAGTACGTGCGGGAGATCCTGGAAACCGGTACTGCTGGCCAGCGGCAAGAACCGCACAAAGACCGTAATGACGGGCTTATCGCGTTCTACTTCATTCAGAAACAGGTGCGCGTCGACGACCTGCTGGTGACCGCAGGTGTAACGGTGGCCGAGGATGCAAAGGGGAACCTGTTTTACAGCATTTCTCATGCAGACAGGGACGCTTGGAAGGCATATAAAAACGGCGTACCGGATTATGCAGGGGTAGGGCCCCGCTCCGGTGACGCCGATGACGGAATACTTGATGGCCTGCCACAAGTGCAGGAATCAGATGCCGACCAAGACACTGTAGCAGACGATGATATCAATATCACCATCCTGGCGGTGGTAGCTGTTGAGTCGAGCGCTGTACCAGTACCGGCATCAAAAGGCGCCCAGGCCATCGCCACAGGTGTATTGCCGCAGAAGAATGGCGGCGTGCTGGTGGTGGGTGACCCTCAAGCCTTGGATGCCTACGCAAAGACCTACCTAGACCAGGCCAAGTACACCCTGGCCTCCACCGGGTTGCTGCTGAGTAAAAGTCAGGTGCGCCTGGCGCAATACCTACCCGCCACACAGGAAGTCTTGCCCTCGGGAGCGGTGATCTACACCTACGCGGAGATTGGCGGCGTGTCGGTGGCCGTTGGACGGGAGTTGTCAGGGATTGCCCGCGACCTGATTGAACTGAAAAGCCTGATGGCCCAGGAATGGGGCCCCGACAAGTTCAAGAGTGTGTTTGGTGAGGATGCGGCGGCGAAGGACGTGCAGGCCTACCAGGAAGGCCAGGCGGCAATTGCGCAGCGCAAACAGGACAATATCGACGGGGCCGCGCAGGCGCTGGCGGATCAGAAGCTGGCGCAGGAGTCGGAGAGCGCCAGGGTAGCCGCCGTAGCCGAAGAAACAGCAACGATCCTGAGTCAGCGGGATGCAGACGCCCGCGCCTACTTCGCAAAGACCCTCGGCGCCGGAAAGTCAGAAAACCCCATTTACCAAGCCTACCTAGACACCCTGGAAGAGTTGCCCACTTACGAGGCGGGCAACAACGCGGGTTTCTTGGGGTGGGCTGGTATCCGCGCGGGTGAGTTTGAGCGGCAGGGCGGCGGGCGCGTTTCGATGAACCACGATGCTTACCTGGCCTATGTCCGGGGTTGGGCAGATGAGCACTTGTCTGATCGGGTGAAGGGCCACGCGCGCGGCCAGCCGGAGGAAGCACAGAACACCCCCGGCTCTACAATCGAAGCCGTCCAGACCGAGCAGTTGCCCACAACAAGCACGACCGCCCACGAGATCATCGAGTACACCACCAAAGGCAAAGGAAAGGTGCTGCGCGGGATCATCCGTACAGACCTTACCCAAGCAGAAGCCAAGGCGATTGACCCCTACACCTGGCGCATGAGCGGCGGTTACTTTATCCGGGAAAAGTACCTCTCTGGCGATACCAGCTCTGTGCAGGCCGCCCCGGTGCCGGTTGTGTTGAGCCCTGAACAGGAGGCTGAGAAGCAGGATCGCGACAGACGGGTAGCGCTGGAGCGCCAACAACAGGCAATTGCCCACCAGGTGGGAAAGTTACGAGAGGCGGGTAGCAAGGCGATCGCCAGTGGCAGCGAAGGCATGAACGCCGACCGCAAAACCAATACTTCTCGCCGCGCGGGGATGGCTGCCAGTGCCTACGCCCGTGCTGCGTCTGACGAGGCGGAAGGGCAGACCCTGAACAACATCGCTGATGCGATCGAGGTGGGAGCGGCAGGGCCGCTTGCCAACCTGACCAGTCGTGCGCAACTTCAAGAACTGAAAAAGATCCTCATCCAGGCGAAGTTCGAATCTGAGCGCGGGCTTACCTACAGTGAGCAGCTGGCGTTGCGTGGTCAGCCGGTGGGAGAAGATGCGTTACGGCACGTCAGTATGCCAAACAGGTTGGTCTGGGCGAGCCGTTACAGCAACGCTGCAATGACGTTAGCGAAGAAGGCTCCTACGGGGAACTCCAAGTTGATCGCAGCCTTGAAAAAGCTGGGAGACCGCACTGAACGCTGGCCGCTGGTTAACGACGGCGATATAGCTATAACCCGCAAGGCCTATCAAGTGTTGGGCACCATCAAAGAGACTTGGGATTTGAAAGATCCCATGGAAATGCTCGCCAGGGTAGAACGCCTCAAGCGTATGGGGGTCACCAACGAAATGCAGCTCCAGGACGCGTGCCGTGCACTTCTGCCCCATATGGCGGCAAAAAAGGAAGAGAGTGCTGTAGTGAAGTTGGAGCGGGCAATCATCGGCCAGAAGGTGGGAATCGACTTCTTCCCCACGCCTGCCGCCGAGGCACACCGCATGGCTCGCCTGGCGCGAATTACCAAGGGTATGCGGGTGTTGGAGCCAAGTGCGGGTAATGGCAACCTGGCGGATGCGGCTGCGGCAGCTGGTGGCGAAGTGGACGTGATTGAGATCAGTAGCCAGCTGCGCGACATTCTCACCGCCAAGGGTTACACCGTCGTGGCGCAGGACTTCAACAGTTTCACGCCGGACGAGCCCTACCAGGCGATTCTTATGAATCCACCGTTCTCTAAACGCCAGGATGCTGAGCACATCATGCGTGCGTTCGGCATGTTGGCCAATGGCGGGACATTGGTTGCAATCGCAGGGGAGGGCGTGTTTTTCGGGCAGGACCAAAAGGCTGTGCAGTTCCGCGCCTGGCTCGACTCTCACAATGCCGACGTCGAAAAGCTGGGTGAAGGAACGTTCCAAGACAACGCACTTTTGGCGCAAACATCGGTAAATGCGCGGCTGATTGTGCTGCACAAATAGCGTGCCGCTGGCGTGAAAACCAAGCAAACCCCCTTAAGTTAGGGGGCTTTGGCGAACTTACCATTAATTCCGAAATGTACAGGGCGCTGCCCACCATCAGGAATGAGGTAAAACGCTATGCCTAATATTTACGCGCCCGAAACTACGTTGGCGTCGGATGAGCAAAAGGTCACCGAGTTGCTGAAGCTGAGCCGCGCAAACGGCTCGATGCTTGATAGCGCGTCTCCGACCGCCGTTACCGCGATCGGCGAAGCACTGCAAAACCCGGATGACCTACTTCCGGCCCGCATGGCACCGTTGATGGCAATCGTTGACGAAAAGCACCGTCCAATGGTCTTGGCGTCCTTGCTCGATGGTATCCGTCGCTTTGAGTATGAACACGGCTTTGTTCCGTCGGCTGACATGATTGACTCTGCCATCTCGCAGGGCCTTGCTGTTGCTGAC